GTTGGTTCGCCACCGAGAATCATAATGGTTTCAAAATTAACCTTGCCTTTAAGTTTTTCTAAATCTCCGTTGGGTTTGAAATGCCCACCCCAATTTAGATTGTTATAGGTAAAACAGCTATCGCAACCTATGTCGCAAGTGTGACTGATATAAAGAGATAGTTCCGGAAGTGTTATCATCAGTATTATTTATACATAGCCAATAATACCAATAAGGCATCTAGATTTGCTTAAATATACAGTATAAGAATAAAGGAGACAGAGTTGAAGGTAACTGAAATTCCAGGGTTAGGGTCTTTTGGACACTATATAGATGATGTCGATTTTAACAATCTTTCAAATGACGAATGGTTCGAAATCGGAAAATTGCATCTACAAGGCTTAGTTACAATACTTAGAAATGTTAATATAACCAGAGATCAGTATGTAGCAAAAATAAGAGAATTTGGACCCAACAAGGGTACACGTAATTCAAGAGCACATTTTAAAATTAAATACGGTGAGGATTTTGATCCTAAAGATGAAGGTGCTTTTGATCGTTTTAATGTAAGTGATGAAGATAGAAATTATTTAATGTTTAAGAGGCACTTTGTTGAACAAACAGAAGGCGGCAATTTTATAACAAGAATAACAGGCCGCAAGGATGAAGATGGTAATTCTCTAGGAGCATTTGACGCTGGCGAACTATATTGGCACAGTAATGAATCTAGCGAATTAACTTTTGCGCCAGAAGTAGCATTGTTAGGCGGACAATATATGACAGGAAGTACAACTGGATTTGTACAAACTGTAGATCTTTATCAATCTTTTAGTGAAAGTTTCCGTAGTGAATTAGATGAGATGGTTGTTATACATAACTATATTCCGGGCGGTATTAATGATATTGAACTTACAGATCCTAATTTGGGTAATATGTTACAGATGGAATTTTGTTATCATCCTGATGCAGAAGTTCCTATGGTGTTAACAAGTCCGGGAGGACACAAAGGACTACACTATACAACTAATACTGCAACTGGTATTAAAGGCATGACCAAAGAAGAGTCTAGTAAAATATTTAAAATGATTGACGAGAAATTGTTTACAGACAAATATGTTTACGATCATAAATATGCAACAGATAATGAGCTGTTATTGTTTGATAATAGTGTAACACTTCATAGAAGAAAAGATCCAGGACACAAAGATAGGTGTGCATATAGAATACAATACGATCCATCTAATCTTTTAGATGCTCCTTGGTATCCTTACAATCATTTTCCTAAATATGCAGAAAGATATAAACAGCAGACACACGAACTAATCGAAATTACAAAACTCAAGGATTTTAAATTACCATAATGAAAAAACGAGTGTATCTTTTTCAAGTGAACTATCAGATGGGTCATGGGCAATATACTAGTCTGTGGCTTCCTTATAGTGTAGCATCTGTATGGACTTATGTAAATCAGCACCAAGAAGTCAAAGACAATTTTGAAGTACAGGAATGTATATTCAAACGCGAAGAGTTTGCTGATGTTCTCAATCGTTTAGAAAATCCTGAATTATGTCTATTCAGCCATTACTTATGGAATGATAATTATAACTTAGAATTAGCAAAACTGATCAAAGAAAAATGGCCGGAGTGTGTGATTATTTTTGGAGGTCCGCAAGTTGACGAAATAGGATTTAATTTTACATTGGCAAATCCTTTTGTTGATAGTATTGTAATTAATGAAGGTGAAGTTAGTTTAGCTTATTTGTTAAATGATTATTTAAAAGATAATTTACAACCTATATACCAAATTCAAAAACGTGTTGATCCTGCAGGATTGCCTAGTCCGTTTGTTGATGGCGGCATACTACAGAAAGTAGTAGACGACAATCCAGGAATCAAATGGGCCACTTGTTTAGAAACCAACAGAGGTTGTCCTTTTAAATGTAGCTTTTGTGATTGGGGCAGTTTAACTCAATCAAAAATTAAAAAGTTTGATCTTAAAAAAGTATTTGACGAATGGGACTGGATTGTTAATAATAAGATAGAGTATGTTCACATTGCAGATGCTAACTTTGGTGTGTTCTATGATCGTGATAAAGAAATTGTCGATTACATTGTTAAAAAGAAAAAAGAAACAGACTATCCACACAATGTAAGTGCTACGTGGTATAAAAATAGTGCAGAAAAAATGATTGGACTTGCTAAAATTCTTGAAGAAGTAAATCTTAACAAAGGATTTACACTAAGTGTTCAGAGTATGAACGAAGAAACATTAGAGTCAATTGAACGTAAGAATATGGAAATGTCAAAGTTGGCTGATATGTATGCAGAGTGTGACAAACAAGATGTTGCATACTACACTGAGTTTATATTAGGATTGCCTTTTGAAACAAAAAAGACTTGGAGAGAAGGATTGTGTGCTGCAATAGAAGCAGGATGTCATTTCTTTATTGACATTCATCCTTTAGAAGTTTTAAAAAATAGTGCGTTTGCCAAACAGGTAAAGGAATTTAATTACGAAGTCTTTAAGTTTACAGTAGTAATGCCAAATCAAATTTCTCGTATTCCTGAAATGCACAACTATGTTATTGCTAGTGAGTTTATGTCTAGACAAGATTATATCGACAGTTGGATGTGGGGCTGGACAGTATTGCATTTCCATCACTATGCTTGGACACAAGGACTAGCAAAATTTGCTCGTAATCATCTAGGTGTTAGCTATTTGGACTTTTATGAAGACTTGCTTGAAAATTGTATTAAAAAAGATAAGTTCTTAAATATGTTACACACTCAACAAGAGAATCAGCTTAAAGATTTTTTCTGGAATACAGAAAGTGATGTTGTATTTGATAATGATAATGTTATTGTTGTGCTTAATCAAATTGAATGGCACAAGAATAGAACAGATGTATTAGAAACAATACAAAAATGGGCTAGAGAATATTTCAAAGACCTAGACAATGAAGTACTAGAAGATTTAATAAAATTTTCAGAACTATATCTAGTTAACAAAGATAGAGTAGATGACATAGACGGCGACTTCAAGTATAATATAAATGATGTATGCAATGAAGATTCACCGCTTGTAAAAGAAAATATAACCTACACCTTTAAGAACAAGCTTCTTTGGGAAGATGACAAAGACTTTAAAGACAAACTGTTTTATAAAAATAGAAATGGGTTTAGTATTCTAAAAGTTGAAAGGAAATAATATGCCTAAATATGTAACAACACTACCAAACTTTTGGGAAGAAGACCTAGCACAACATACCTATGCTAGAAAAGTAGATTGGAGTGCAAAAAACTTCGATCATCTAAACAAAGATGACTATAATAATGGACATTTGTTACAAAGTTTTAATGAAGAACTACCCAATGCAACCGCATTTAAAGACGTCTTAGACGCTCATACAGCGTCAGTAAGCTGGACTTGCATACAACCCAACGTAATACTTCCAACACACAAAGACACGTTTTACACGCTTAGACAGGAGCATCAAGTAGAATTAGATGACTGCTACAGGTATTTGATTTTCTTAGAACAATGGGAATTTGGGCAAGCTGTGCCTTTTAAACATCATATTATTTCACAATGGAAAGTTGGTGATGTTTGGAAGTTTACAGGACACGAAATGCACTTTGCAGTCAATGCAAGTGCTGTTAATTTTCATACATGTCAAGTAAGTACGTTTGCTTAGTGTAGATCTACCCAGGCTATACCTGTGTATACTTGTAATTTTGTCTCTGTAGTATTAAACACAACCATACCAGCTGCCGGTGTTAGTGCATTTCGAACACCAGTTGTCATATTAGCAAATGTTGCTGCACCTTGAAAGTTAGTTGCTTGACTAGAATCTACAACTAATGCTGGTGTAGGTGTTCCTGCTGCATTAGCAGTGGCAAGTAATATTGAACCTGGAACTGCGCCTGAGCCTACTGTACCATCTACTGCAACTTGAATTACTGCTGCCACAGCCGCTACATTGTCTGAGTCATAACCAAAGTAGTTAATCCCCATAATTTCATCGTCGGCTTGTAGTGCAGTTGGTGCCGCTGGAGTACCGCGTGATCTTGTTATGTTTATTGCTGACCCAACGTCACTTTCTTTAGAAGCTGTGATGTCAAATAGTGAAAAACCGTCGTCGGCGTTACCATCGCTAATAATTTCAATGCCGGCTTTATTGCCAAACCTTCCAATTCCAGATACTGTTATTGGACCTGATGCAAGATCTTTTGTGGTAATAGTATTGTTATTTACATTACCGACAATCTCACTGTTGACTCCGTCTACTAATATTGTTGAATCGTCGCTGAACACACTACCTGTTACTTCACCGTCAAACGTACCTGTGTGTGATCCTGCAGCATTACCTGTTAGATCGCCAACAACTGATCCAGTATGTGTACCTGCTGTATCGCCTGTAACATCACCTGTAACATCACCTACTAATGTTCCTCTAAGTACACTGTTGTCTGAGTCGACAAGTACAGTTGAATCGACACCAATAACATTGATAGCCCAATTCATATTTTCAGCAAAATATTCAGTAAGGGGCTGGTTGGTAAAGTTTCCTGCGCCGTCTAGTTTTAAAAAATCACCTGTACGAAGAGTACTTGTATTAATATAAACATCACTAATATCGTTTAACGCAAACGTACCAACACCAGGTACTAACGCAGGTTCCCACTTATTGGTTCCTGAGTTGAATGCCAATACATCGCCATTTTCAGTACCACTTAAATCGGTGTCTGTAAGTGCATCCAATGTTGCTGCGCCACCACCTGCTCCTGTAACTAATGTTCCTCCAGCAGTTGTGCCGTCACCAGCATATAACAATTTGGTGTCAGTGGTGTAGATTAATTCACCTTCTACGGGTGTTATTAGCAAGCGTTCTGCATCTGTGCCGCGTCTTAGACGTAAAGCCATTGTTTATACTCCTAGAATATCTATTACTAGTATTTATACATTTTTAAAGATAACTTAGAATCTATTTTCTTTTCTTCATAAAACTTTTAGTACGGCTCTTAACATCTTGGACCACTTTAGTAGTATTAAGTCTAAAGTCTACATGGGAGATTTCGTCATTATATTGTTCTAGAAATGTTTCTAGACTGTTTTCAATGCCGTTTAAATCGTTGGCATCTTTTGCTTTTTGTTCATCCATGTCTATTTGCCAAATTTTTCCATCGTGAAAGTATACATGTATAGTGTGTATATACTCGATGGGCACAGCTTTAATTTCAACATCTTTGAAAATTTCTGGCCAATGGCTAATTACTTCGGGAGGCAGATTATTTTTAGACACTAGCAGCAGTCTTCTTCGGTGCTGCTTTCTTTTTAGTTGGAACCAATTCCTCTGCTTGTCTGCGTAATTCTGCTGCTTCTTTGCTTAGTCTATCAGCGTCACTGCGGAATTTTTTAGCAAGTGATTCATCAGAAATTACACCGTCTTCTGCAATAGGTGCTACACTTGCCGCCGCTGCCATTTCACTAGCAGTCATTGCTGGGCCGCTTGCGTCTTTAGTAGGTTGTATAGTTGCGCCATCTGGACCTTTAACAGCCAAATCAGCTACTGTTACACCTTTTTGAGATGCAATTGCTTCATTGAGCTCACTTAGTTTAATGGATGTATTCTGATTAGGAATCATTTCAATTTCAGAAGTCTTTGCTTTAATCATTTTACCAGTTGTATGGAAACGTGCAAGCATGTTAGCGCCGTCGGCTAATTGAGTACGCATCATTACAGTAGCTAGATCGTCTGCTTCTTGTCCTGCAGGAGATTCAACCAACTTGATCAATGCATCATGATCGCCAGCATCTAAATTTTCTGTTGTTACTACTACACAGTTATCAGGCTCGCCTGGTACTACTTTGTAAGCAACTATTACTCTTCTTTGATTTCTGACCATTCGGCCTACGTGTTTTAACATATTATGCTCCTTGTGCAGGCTGCTGTTGTGCAACGGCTGCTAAAAATGTTTCTAGTTTACCATAAGTTTGACCAACAGTCATCATTTCGTTAGGCTTAAATGCGCCTCTTTGGCTTGCAACATCAATAATACTTTTTAGTGCTTGCAAGTCTTGAATTGTTAAGTCAGGTCCTGGTGTCTCAGTAGTAGCTTCAGATGTTTCTGTAACTTCTGTTTCGACTTGTGTTTCTTCGCTCATAATTATCTCCTTGTTATATTATATATGCGCAGTTTATTTATTTGTACTTTAAATGTGGACAAGCTAACATGAAATAACTCATGTCTTTTGTTTCTTCAAAACCTACAGTTAGTACCTGTACGAACTTGTTATCACTATCTAAACTTACATTTTTACCAGCATAAAATCTATTCTTTAGATTTTGTTTAATCCATTTGACTAAACTTTCTTCTAAATTATATTTCATTGGCAGGTTAACATACTCAAAGTGGGGCAAAGCTGATTTAACTTGCCTCACTTCAAATACGTTTAATGGATTTACTTTTTTATTCTTAATCATGCAGCCGCATCGTAGTGTACTGATGTACCAAACGGTCCTTCTAAGTTTTTATCACGGTTGCTGTGGATAAGGAATACTGTGTCACAGTAGTCTGGATCACCCCAGCTATCCCAAGCATAGCCGTCTGTAAACATAATAAGTTTCTTAGGAACATAGTCTTGTTCTTTCATGTATGTCCAATTAGCCATAAAGTCAGTGCCGCCACCGCCCATTAGTTCGTAGTCTAACAAGTCTTTGCCGTCATTTGCTTCAAAGTCTTCTTCGTTGTACACTCTAGTGTCAAAGCACCATACTTTAATATTGTAGTCTGGAAACTCTTCCATGATGCCTTTGATCTCACCTAAGAAGTCTTTGCCTTGTACTTCTCCAATTGAACCACTCATGTCAATGCATACAGCAATATCAATTGTATCTTCAAAGTCCATGCTAGGCAAAATAGCACCGCTCATTTGTCCTTTACGGCTCGGACGACTAAATGTATAGTCACTTCTAATTGTGCTTTGCACTGACTGTCGAATAATCTCACGCCAGTTCATCTTAGGCTCTGTAAGCTCTTTAATAATACGTTGTACCGCACCTGGGACATTGCCTGCACCTGCACTCTGTGCCGCAGAGATCATATTCTCTTTGATCTCATCTTTAATCTGCTTTTCTTCTTCTTTAGAATATTTAGGCTTGCTTTTGCTTGTAGCGTTACCGTTGCTGTCTTCGCCCATATCACCGTCTGAGCTACCTTCGTCACCGTCCATGTCGAGGTGTTCGTCTAGCATTTCGCCAAGTTGCTTTAGATATTCTTCACCATTCTTTTTAGCTTGCTCGTATACATCATCGTATACTTCTTCGCTGGTCCAGCCTTCGTATTTAAAATCTTGGTAGCAACTTACAATGCTAGGAATAACACCAATGCGGTCACGCACTAGTGTATTGTTTACAATATAGTCTGCACTGATGTTATAGATCATTGGATTACGATCTTCTCTACGACCAATATGGTCAAATACCATATGCAAAATTTCGTGTGCAACAACAAATTCAATTTCTTTATTGTTCATTGCGTTAAAGAATTGTGTGTTGTAATAAAGATTGCGACCATCTACAGCCGCAGTAGGCAACCAATCATCGGCAGCAACAATCTTCAAACGTGTAGCCATATTGCCAAAGAATGGATGACGTAGTAAAAGACCGATACGTGCAGTAATAATACGATCCATAACTTCTACACGCATTGCTTCTAATGCTTCGGGCGTAATATCCGGATCTGGAGTAAAGTTTTTTAACTTACTTGCTGTGTCTTTAGTACTCATATTCATTGCCCTTTTTGTTAACTTATACATATATTATAGCATCATTAATATATATGTCAACCATTATTTTAATTCAAAATAATGGACGGGCTCTTAAAACCCGTCCATTTGTATATTAAGCCTCTTGTGCAGCCTTAATATATTTGCCATAACGTTCGTGGAATTCATCAAAGCACTCCACTTCGTCTGGATCAATGGGCAATCCGTACTGTGTTAGTGCGAGCTTAATGCCCATAACAACTAACTCGGTATCGAAGTTATCCATTGAAAAGCGCAGGAAGTTGTTGACTTTGGAATCAAACTTTTTATCGTTCTTGTCTGAAGCTTCTTTCAACTCGTAACAAAGTGAAACAGTCAAGGAATACATTGCACTGATTTCTTTTGTTTTCATCTCTGTTACTTTTCCTGCAAGGATGTCGGATGGGTTAGGCATATTTGCAGCAACCTTGCGGTGTGCCATAAATTTGACAGCCAAGCCTTCTCCAACTGCACCAGCTACTAAATCAGTAGTGGTGTTTTCGTCTAGGTCATCTTCTAGTAATTCACTAACAAATGACCATGAACGAGGTGTTGCAAAAGAACGACTTGAACTTTTAGGGTCAAAGTCATACAAGTCTTTCTTTGCAAATGTTAAGTAACCTACAACATCATTGTGTTGTTTGTTGTCTACTGCCCACTCAAACCAATCTGGAAAACTAACTGCAAGCTCTAAGTGGATAAAGCGGTTGGCCAACGGAGCAGGCATACGATATGTAACACCTTTGTCTGCTTCACGGTTACCTGCGGCAACAATTGATACATTGTCAGGTAGTTTGTATTGTCCTACTTTACGATTTAGAATCAACTGGTATGCTGCCGCTTGTACACTTGGCGCTGCCGAGTTCATCTCATCTAAGAACAATGTGATATGGTCAAACTGTGCTGCAAATTCTTCGCTTGGAAGTTCATTAGGCGCACCCCAAACCATTGTGCCGGAGTTACTGTCGAAGTACGGAATACCTTTAATATCTGTAGGTTCCCATAGCGACAAACGAATGTCAATCAAATGTGAATTTGAAAACGTATCGTTAACCTGGCGAACGATATCGGATTTACCAATACCTGGAGGTCCCCATAAAAAGATAGGACGTTGCTTTAACAGAGCATGTTTAATGCTTGCTTTTGCGCCATTTGGGCTAACTGTGCGTGTTGAAGTATCCATATTGTATTTCCCTCTGTGTTTATATCAGTGCATTTATTTAAACTATACATATATAATAACACATCTACAGGATTTGTCAACCATTATCTAAAAAAAGAATTTGTTTAAAAACAACAACTTAGGATTTTTTTTGTCTAGTAATTGCTTTTGTAAGCCCATATTTGCGTAAGTCGCCGCTGAAAAGAGTTAATTCGACTGCTTTCTTTTCGTTCGTTACTATAATACTTCGGTTGGTCAAGTAATAAGGACAGTCGATAAACTTATCAAGATGTATAATAACCTGAGTAGATAATGGTACATCTCTCGGATATGGTATGTCATATGTTGTCAAGTCTATTAAAGTTAGGACATCGAACCCTGCCTCGGTCAAACGCAATCCGCCTTCATCTTTGTTTCTATTATTCTTCCACCAAAGAGGCATGTATTCTTGTACAGATGCAGGATTTGTACTTTTACCTAGTTCTTTTAAAAAGAGTTTAGTATAAGTTTCTTTCCAGTTCATTCTTCTGTAACTACTTCACCGCTAGTGAGTTTGTGAACATTAAAATCTTCACATTTGAACATTAAGTTCATCTTTTTTGCAAGATTGTGAGCGTGTCCGGGATTTGAAAAACTAGTCTTTTTATACTTAGGACCAGGATAATTAGTGAGAGCATTTGCGCTTTTTAGGTTAAATGCTTTATCTTTATAAAACACTGCCCATATAGCTTCTGCTTCTAAAATTTGTTCACTTTTATAAGTTTTATTATTGATATTTTCTAAAATAACTTTAGGTTTAGGTCTGCTCATATACGTAATCCTCTTATTAACTACGTATATATTTATCCTTTTAACTGCGTATATTAAAAGTTGGACCCGCCATCTAAGTTAATTTGTATCATTTCGTCATCTTTATTATTAGATTCAACTACCAGTTTTTCTAAATCTCCGTGTAAACGACTCATAACAATTCCTAATGTAAATGCTAAAGTTTTGGCAGTAGCAATATCAAGTTTTATTTCTCTTGAGCGACTTTGTTCAGCAGACTTTACAGCATTTAGAAACTGCTGTAAAGGAATAGTGTTGAGTGGTTCAATTTTTTGCACGGCGTAATTCCAGTCTCATTTCCATTTCTGACTTAAAAGGTCCTTTAGACTCGTACCGTTCAATAGTAATTAGTTTAGGACAAAAACTTTTAACCCAACCTTTTTCAAAACGAATAATATAATATCCTGCACAATACGAACTTTTTGAACTATCACTTTTAGTAAACAACGGAAGTTTACGTTTAATATCAAACACTGTATTATGTGGTCGGACACTAGTAGGAAATCCATGTACCATATAGGCAGATTCAGTATCTACTTCTTTGTTAGGAGTAACATCGTTCCATATAATATCTGCGCCAAATCTTTGCTTCATTTGTCTTTTATTATCAAAGAAACATGTTTCTACTTGACTAGAAAACATGTATCTATCGTCATTCCATGACATAGTGCCAATTCGTTCTTCGTTGTTTTCGATGATCCAAAACTTATCTTTTAATACAGGTTTTGCTTTCAATGTCATACTGGATACCTCGCTTGTAATGGTTGTGCATAATGTTGTGCCTGATCTGCAATACGTTGCATATCCCATTTAGCACAGAATTTCATAAGACGCATGCCTACTTGCGATACTTCTTTAGGCTTTGCATTTTCTGCAATAGTAGTATTAATTATCTCTCTAATATCTGCAGGTTGTGCAGTCAAATCACATAGTACAACATTACGCTGATAGTCATCTAGTACACGATGCTCTTCGCCGTTGTGATCAGTCCAACGCTGTAGCATCATGTTATTCCAGTTAAAGCCTTTAGTGTCTTTGTCTGCAAATGCTTCGTTAAGGCCAACTTTGTTCTTAGTGCCTTTTGTACGCACACCAGGGTAAGCACTAAACACATTGTCACTAGTGTCGCCACGCATACACTTTTCAAACAACATAAAGTCAGGCACAGGTGCTGCCTTAGGCTCTTTAGTTTTCTTGTCAATTACAGGAAGACCTTTGTCATCAAAGTAACCTTCGTGTGTAATTGTAGTATTACTAACACCGTTGTACTGACGTACACGAGGACTAACAAGTTGTGCAAAGTCGCCGTCAGTACTAATAATAACATGATTGTCATTAGGGTGTGCTTGTACCCAACCTGCAATTAAATCATCTGCTTCGAGCTGCGAATGACGCATAACAGTACAGTTAGTTTTTTCACTAACAAAGTCTTTAAACTCATCAAAGAGCTCCCAAAACACAGTATCTTCTTCTTGCTGTGCAGGAGTAAGTGCATCACGTGCTACTTGTCGATTGCGCTTGTAAGGTTCGTAATAGTCTTTACGCCAGCTGCGTCCTTCTAAACAAAACACAACATGATCAGCATCAAAGTCAGTCCATGCTTTCTTTACACTGTTGAGTGTAATATGAATTGCCATGCCTGCTTTTGTATCAATATCGCCGCGTACAACGTGCCGAGCTCTAAAGAAAGTATTTGCAGTATCTACTAGTACATAAGTTGCCATTGTATTGCCTTTTATTGTGTTAATTTAAATATAGTATAACATAGTTACACATCATTGTCAACTAACTTCTGCCTTACCTTTACTAATAGGAACAACATTAATATATCCTGCGCCTCTATCAGTACTTTGACCATCTTCTTCCAACATATTATAAACAATATCACGGAACCAACGATCTACAATTTCCTCTTCTGGATCATTGTCAACTCCATATCCTGCTTGCACAAGTTGAGCAATAAAGTATTTGTTCCAATCAAGTTCAAAAAAGCCGTTGCGAACATTTTGTTCATTAACCTTAACATCAATTACATTAACCCAAGGTTCTTTTTTGCGTGTGTGGTATTCTTTAGGATCGCGTTGCTTAAGAAGTTCCATCTTTTCAGATTCAACTTGCGCTTTCTCAGCTTCTACTTTATCCATACCAGTTAGTTTTTTTATAAAATTTTTCATATTACCATCCTATCCTTTCCCAAGGCACATCTTTGTCACCAAAGTGTCCGTAAGTACAATTGTTACTATAATTAGTATAGTTGAATAAGTCAAATCTGTCAATGATTCCTTTTGGACTTAGATCAATCTCGTTTCGAATAAACTTTTCAATACTGCGATTGTGTCCATTTGAATCAACATAAATGCTTGTAGGTTGCTTAACACCAATAGCGTAACTTAGTTGTATGTTACACCAGTCTGCCATTTCATCTGCTACTACATTTTTGGCAAGCCATCGTGCCATGTAGGCTGCACTTCGGTCGACTTTTGTTGGATCTTTGCCACTAAACGCACCGCCACCATGAGGAGCAAAACCACCATAAGTGTCCACAATAATTTTACGTCCAGTAAGTCCGCTATCACCATCAGGACCACCAATAACAAAGTTACCAGTAGGATTAAGATGCCATACAGTGTTTTCATCAATTAAGTTTCCTAGTTCTTCCATTGCTGCAAGTTTACACAAATGTCTTGCTTCTTCTATACAACCTTCTGTGTGCTGTGTGCTAACTACAATTTGATCAATACGTTTGATAACACCTTCACGTCTTGCGCCATTGTACTCGACACTTACTTGACTCTTAGCATCAGGACCTAATACATTACCACGCTTTGCTTTTAAATTTTCTAGTATCTTGTGACTGTAATGAATAGGTGCAGGCATCATACTATCGGTATGATTGCAAGCATAACCAAACATAAGTCCTTGATCTCCTGCACCAAAGTCGTCTGTACCTAGTGCAATGTCTGCACTTTGTTCATGTATTTCATTATATAACTTTAACTTGTGCCAAGAAAATCCATTCTGATCGTAGCCAATTTCTTTAACTTTGTTTCGAACAATGTTTTCTACTTCATCTCTAGTTACATTAAAGTTCTTAACTTCTCCTGCTAGAGTAACCATATTGGTAGTTACTAGTGTTTCAACTGCTACTCTTGTTGTTGTATCGCCTGCGGCTAATCCAGCATCAACAAGCGCATCAGATATTTGATCTGCTACCTTATCTGGGTGTCCGTCACTTACTGATTCGCTTGTAAAAATGTGATTCATATTAGTCCTTTTTGTCTTAGTTCTTCGTCTAAGTTTTTGTTAATAGGTGCTTGCATTGCTTTATCAAGTTTTTCTTTTTGCACTTGATCAAGTGCCCCATGCATTTCCGAATAAGGATATGTGGAGCCTTGGGGTAAATCTCCATCCTTCTGCCATACACGCTTCCGCCACGTCTTTAACGTTGAGGGCGTATTCTTCACTGCGTCCACCCAACGGCATAAGGTATACCGGACATTGTACCCCGGCACTTCTGTAAGCGTCCACAGCTCTTTTAACTTCTTCAAAGTCATCATTAGTAGCCACAACAAACTTAAGATAAAGTTCACTACCATTAACACTGTTATACTGACTAGCAACATCAGGCTTAATAGCAGTCTCCCAAGGTTCTCCTGAGACACTAAGTTTTGGGGAACAACTCCAAGTGACTTCAAATCGCTCTTGATTGCTGAGATAATCAAAGAAATCGTCTTTGAGTACTTGTGTAGTGTTTGTTTCAAATGTAACATTTTTTAAATCCTGCATACGTGGGTGTTCGAATAGCTCAACATACAACCGTTGCCAAGCAAGTAGCGGCTCTCCGCCTGTCATAATCAAATGAACATCTTGTCCATTATCTTGCACCCACTTACCATTCGGAGTGAGCGATAGCAAGTGTTCAACTACTTCGTCTACAGTTGCTTGTCGATTAAAGTGTTTAAACTCTGGATAGATACTTGCGTATGTATCACAGCCTGTATGTATAATAGGCAAGTCATTAAACTCTTTAGTTGTTTTGTGTACATCCTTAGCAATTAAATCTGCTACTTCAGGATTGTGTTTAATACCGTCAGCGTGTAATTCTGTTCGGTTACGTTTTTCATCTGTACCAAAGTTCATGCAACGAAAGTTACAACCGAAAGTGCGCAGGAATACACTAGGTACTCCTACAAATTTACCTTCACCTTGCACACTATAAAACGCTTCTGAGTATCTTAGTTTCATAGCGGCAACCTTCCTGTATATAGTTCAATACCTAAACCGATCATTCCCATAACAAATACTGCTACAATAAACACTTGTGCTATACGCACTGCAATATAATCACCCATTAGCAACTAAACTCCTGTTGTAGTTTAATATTATCAAAGAACTCTTTCTTTGTGCCATGGTCATCTTTAAATGCACCACGTAGTACTGTAGTTTGTGTTAAACTACTGTGTGCCATAATGCCGCGATTCTCACAACAGCCATGTGTTGCTTGAATGTACACACCTAAGTGTTCTGCATTAGTTGCGGCTTGAATCTCTCTAGCAATATCATTAGCAAGTTCTTCTTGCAGTGTTCCGCGTCTAGCACACCATTGTGCAATACGTGTGTACTTGCTTAGACCAATTAGTTTGTCTGCGGCAATAATACCAATGTACGCAATACCAGCTACTGGCTGATGGTGATGTGAACACATACTCTTTAGTTCCGAACGCACTACCAACATACCTTCATAGCGATCATCGCTGTCGTTTGGAAATGCAGTTGCACTAGGTGCCGCATCATAACGTCCTGCCATAATCTCATTGTAGTACATTTTAGCAAGGCGATGTGCTGTGCCTTTGCTGTTAGGATCTTGATATCTATCAATTACAAGTGCATCTAGTACACTTTCAAATGCTGTAGTAGCTTCGTTGATAAGTTGTTCTTTATCGCCTTCTTGCAACACTGCACTAATGTTGTCACCGGCCCAGTAGCGTTGCTTTGCCTGTACTAGGCGGGCTTTAATTTCTTCACTTTTGCTCATTTATTTCTCCGAGTTATTGACGAGGATGTCATATACAATGTACAATATAGTTTAAATTATACATTGTATTTAGGTTTTTGTCAAGCACTAAAATATTTTTCTAACATTTCAATACGATCAGTTGCACTTGCCATCTTGTCAAGTTCTTCCTGAATAGCTTCTACAATATCGCTGTGTTCACCAATGCCAACACTTTGATTCATATACACCATGATATTTGTTTTTGCACGTTCTAGCTCACCTTCGGCATGCATACGTGCGGCTTTTACTAATTGTTCTTTCAAAATCATTTCCTTTCCTTATTATGATTTAGTATTCGGCTACATTTTCCCAAGGATAAACGAGCCATACGTCTTCTTCTGCTTTGTTGATTTCATGACAAGTGTATCGTACTTGACTAAAATCGCTTGCTAGGTTTTCTGTTAATGTAGCAAACCGAACATTCTGATCCCATACACGTTCCCATCTAGAATCATCTGGTAAACAACTTGCTTGCCAATCTTGTTTGATCCAATTAAATGTACTACCAGTATCATTGATATCATCTACAATTAAAATATTCTTATGTAAAGGACCTGCTGAAACAATTGTGCCATCGTTGTATCCAAACGCATCTTCTGACATCCACAAGTTACTTTCAGGACCCATGTCATCGTCACGCAAACTTACTTTAAGTGCTTCGCAACGTATGCCAGTCATATTACTAATAATAGTAGCAGGCACATTGCCACCGCGTGTAAGACCTACAATGTAATCAGGACGCCAGTTGTCAGTGTACATTTGATTAACGATGCTTACACACATACGTTCAATATCAGTCCAGCTATAATAATGTTTCTTAATCATCTTCTTGTTTGCCTTTGTAATCTTGTTCTACTAATTTATACACAGTTTTAAAGTTTTCATATGCTTTTGCAAGTGCAGGATATTCATTGCACATCGCTGAAAGCGTGTCAACATCAGGTAGTGTTTCGGTCCATAGTGTGGGACTAATTTTAATATTCTCCCAATCAAATCCACTATCATTTGAAATTATATCATCGATGTTAATAGTCGTAGTTGAAATATCTCCTACGGATACCCAACTATTGTCCATATCACTTGCACCGGTTATAGTAATAGTGCTAGTACCATCACTTAATATAAGATCGTCATCATTCATTTGAAATTGCCTTATAAAGTTCTTGACCACTAAAGAAATCTTTGTTTAATTTAGTACGCTGTTTTTCTAAGCTAACAAGTAAGTCTTCGTGATTTTCCATATAGTTTACAATTTGTGCAACTACTTTGTCTTTGTTATGCAAGTAAGCATCATAATCTTCAGTCCACGCACTTGGATATTTAAACTCGGGCAGTGCCATTTCACTGTAGCTGAGTCTATCAGGCACCATAGGAATAGCATCTACTAGTGCGCCTTCATACCAACTAATGCCAAGTGTTTCTTGTAAGTTAGCACTAAACACAAGTTTAGCTTCTCCTAGCAAGTTATGATATTCATTCTTTGTAAGTTCTTGATCTTGGCACACAACAAATTCATATTGCGGAAGCTGGTGTGCTAAGTCTCTAAAGATATCAACTTGTTTCTCTGGAGCAACACGATGTGGGAACAAGATCAAGTCTCGTTTCTCCATACCTTTGTAACTATCCAAACTGTTCTTTAGATACTCCATAGGCCAGCCTACACGATTTATCTTCTCCCAGTCTAATGCATAATCTTCGTCAAATACATCTGTAAACATGTCAATGTGGAAGTCACTTGCAAAGAAGTTATCGTCATAGCATTCAAACATTGACATCTCAGCATGTCTAACCCAAGGCTTATCACCTATAAGTCTGCCTAAGAAGTCTTGAGGATCATAACTACCAGCATGCCATAAACCACCAACACGAATATCAACGCCTAATAGTTCTGCCATATAGCGTAGTTGTATAACAGTAGGGTTCCAAGCATCTGTATATAGGAAATAATCTTCATCCTTAATTTGTCCGTTGCAGAACATTTCACCGATAGTTTCTAGTTGTTTACTTTTGTAAACATTAGTACCGCCAAAGTTAAGAAAAGCCCCAGGCGTAGTAGCCTGAGGCGTATCTCCTCCGCTAATAACTACAACATCTTCATTTGTAGCTCGGCGCAATTGCTTTGGAAGATACTCTTTCCATTGTTTAGTGTAACGTGTATCAACTGCTTCGATGTCTACAATATAGATTGTCATAATTAATTCCTGTGTTTGTTTATCCGCGGACGGTCTTTCTTAACAAAGTCCTTACCGCCATTACGAGCTTTAGCACGTAGCCAGCCTTGATATTTTTGATAGGCAATCCAATTAGGATCATCTTTTTTATAAAGTGCTTTTTCATCAAACACTTTGCCTTCGAAGCGACAATAGTCTCGGAATTGGTCGAGATCGTTGAACACTTTGTTCACTGCAGGATTTGCAATTGTCATAATTCATAATTCCTCTTTGTTATGACTTGGGATAGTAGATTGAACAGCCGTTTTCGCCGTCTTCGGCAACTTCAATTTCAACAAATCGGCTTGGGTATTTTGCTGAAATTATCTCGTATAATTCGTCTGCGATCATTTCGCAACTCTTGTGATTTAGAACGAGCACTTGACCGTCGGTCGAACTTTGCTCAGAATAAAGTCTTTCAAGCCATCTTTTGAATTGGATGAACTCGATATCTCTGTCGTTGTGGAACACCTCGATGCGCACCCGAAAGTGGAAGATGTGACGATGAGCAATACCAAGAAAGCTAACGTCATCCCAATCACCCGTTGCGAGCGCAGGGTCCTTATCAGCACCAGGATATAAATGAACACCTTCTTTACGAAAGGTAACCCAGATACTTCTTTGTGCATTTTGTTTTGCATTATTGATTGCCATTTTAGCATCCTCTTCTCTTGTTCTGCGTCTCATGTACGCTTCGTATGATTCCTGTTGCATGTTTATATTGTAACATTAATCGATAACTGTGTCAAGTCCATAATCTTTCCAATCTGTATAAACTTTACGATCCATTAGATTATGTAAACTGTGACACCATACGCCACTATTGGTGTCACCCCAAGTAGTGTCATCTAATTTCAATGTTGCATTATAATTGAATAGTTTTAAATATGGTAATTTAACGCTAATCATACTAATAAAATTATGATTCTCATCGAGTCCTGTTTCTAAAACTCCAGAACTATATTCCGCATCAAAGTCTAATGTACACCAATAGCCTGCTGTAAGTAAGGCTTTAATCATGTTTTCCCATGCTATCCAGTCTTCATTAGTTTTAGGTGTAAAACTTTGACTTGTTCCAAAGTACAAGTGCTTAATACCATGTTCTTCTGCTCGTTTTTGTATTTCACTACAGGGCTGCACACCTACAATAAACAATGTTTTTTCACCATACATTGCAGTGCGTTCAACTTCTATTCCTGTAAAGTATATTACTTCTTGACGTTTTTCAGTGTTTAGTCCCATTGTATGTAACCTCTACTATAATTAATTGGACGATTGATTCCGTCTTCAAATGCTTGTCTCCATTGTGTAGTTCTATTATAACTTTTAGTCCAGAAATTGTCAACAGTTAATTTGTTGTCTGTAATCCAGCGTTCAGCTAATTGCATTGCTGTTATAAAACTATCTGCCCTTGGACTAGGAAATACTATAGTACAAGCTTTCCAAAGCAAGTTACCAAAGTCTGATGTTAGTTTCTTTTGCACTCCTAGTATAACAAGTGCTTCACTATTAAATTCAATATCATCTAATATATTTGTTCTATTACTCAAATCAATCACTACATCATATGCACCGGTATACGTATCTTTAAGTTTACCTTTCCATAATTCTTTGTTGTAATTGCCAACAACATCAATAGTCTCAAACTCAAGATCAAGTAGTTCTAAACTTTTGTATGCAACTTGTGCAAGAAATCCACTGCCTAAAATAAGACATCTTTTATCTGCACCACTACGATTTTTAATTGCTTCAAAAGGCTGCATCACTACATTGATGCCACATGCAACAGGTTCAAGTATATACTTGGCATCGTCACTGGGCACAACTACATATTCATTGTGTCTACAGTTATAATAATCTGCATATGCAGGTTCGCCTCTAGTGGCTACATAGTCACCTACTTTTGCATTATCAATTAGTTCGCCTACTTTTGTAACAACACCCAGGCCTTCGTGACCTTGCATTTCTAAAGGCAAAGGACCAAAGTTACCTATCATCATTTCTAAATCGCTGCGACACACACCTGTTTTTAGTGCTTTGACTTCAATTTCAGTATCCGATATATTAGGTTTGTTCCAACTTATTTCTTTAAAACTGCCGCTGCCGTCAGTGTGTAATAGTCTAACTTTCATAATGTTTCAATCTGTTTGTGAATCCAAAAATCTTGTTTAAATTGATCTTGCCAAAAGATATCATTATCTTTATTTGTAACTGCTGTTTTTATCATATTTAGATAAGCATCTTCAGGACACCATCCTAAGTCAATAGTTTTCGATAGTTCATTGTGTTTAGTAAATGTAACACAACTTTCTTCCTTAGTCAAGTCTCTCCAATTTGCTTGAATATGCCATTTGTTTCCATATCTTAGATGAGCATAGTCGTCAACATCGTATGTACCATTGTAATCTACAACACCATATTCAGTACTTTCAATTTCAGATAATTCCCATCTATGATGACTATTACTAATATCTGGTGATGTACTTTCCCAACGCGGATTCATAGCAATATATAAACTTAGCAAATGCGGAACCAAATCTCTACTTACTCCACCATATGCTAACTCTTTGTTTGTAAACCAACTACCTGGATTAGGAATACAATTTTTTCTAATCCATTTGATGTCAACTTGTATACTGTCTGCGGCAAGCATTTGCATTTCGGAGATGTTGCTTCTCCACATATTATTCTTTACCATCATAATACGTGTGTCGGGAAACTGATCGAGTACAGACTGCCACTCGGTGGAATTCTTAAAGCCAGGCTTTTCTACAAATATAACATCACTGTGTGGTGCAAGTACCGAAGTTAATGCTTCGTGTGTAAAGTTTGGAGTACAAATATTAACTGTATCAAAATGTTGATGTACTTCTAGTGCATCAACAATATTTTTAAAGTCAGCATTTTTAACTGGATCCACAGTAACAACGTCGAAGTCTAGCTGTGTTAAGACTGATTTGTACAGTTCGCCAATACCCATTCCTACTATGAGACTTTTCATTCTAAACCTTTTTGTACCAAATATGCGTTAATACGATGCATTTCGTCTTTTAGATAAAGTTTCATAGTTTTCATTCTACGAACTTCTTCTGTAACTGTTATATTATTATACTTGGTTTCCAACTCTTCGTCAAGCTTTTTATGTTTACGTTTTAGTTCTTCATAGTGAGCTAGAAGTTTGTCTTCCACGTTATCATAATTGCTCATCCACAAGTTCCTCCAACTTAGTTTCGTCTAGTGCTTCTTCATCTTCAACTACCTCTGGTTCTTCTACATCAAACAATGTACCAAAGTATGTACTAGCATTTACAGATTTTTTACCAACAGCGCCGCGTGTGCCTGGAATTTGCATCCATAGTCGACTATGGCTATCAACAATCTTATTTGCTTCTTCACGAGTTTCAGCAGCAAAAACTGCATTAATAACATCTCGGCTGTAAAGTTGATCATGTTTTTCATTTACCAACATAGAAGGCACAAGACCGTTATCATATTGTCTGTTTGCTTCTTGCACAGAATTCAAATGCATCCAAACATTGTGTGCCATTAGGATTGCATAACTAAAACTATCCCAAGAAGTTCTTCCTTCTTTGCCTATTCTGTTAAGATCACCAGGTGCATAAATGCAAATATCTTTAGTTTTTACAGCATCTATTGCAGGACTGTTAGCAAATGCTTTATGATGACCATCTTGTATCACAGCATCTCTAAATAGTCTAGTATCTTGAGCATACTTTTTATCGTCCATAGCCGCTGCCATACGATATGACCATTTGCCACGATCTACTATTTCAGTCTCAGTGTAAACCTGCCCATTCGCAGTTGCAAGAAAAGGACTAGCACAATCAAAACTAACAGTAAATTTAGGGTTATGATACTTGCGTACAGCACGTTGAATGTCAGTCAACACCAACGCCCATTCTAATTTACTAGTGCCTAAGAAGTGCATCCAGTCATGCAATCCTTCTTCGAGTAATCCATCGAAACGCAGAGCAACCAATCTTTTTAGTACAAGATGAACATCGCACATGTTTTGACCACCCATACCCCAACCATTAAAATGATTATCTGGGTATACTTTAGGGTCACAAAACTTTTTCATACGCTGATACCAATCTTCTGCATCAGCATGATTCTCGCCTTGTAGAACGTTTAAAAATTTACAATTGCCATTTCTATTTTTAACAAAATATTCGTTATTAATTTCTGTAGCTTTACATGCTTCTTCGTATGTACTGATACCTGTAGCTTTTTGACCTTCTGGAGAACGTGCAACCCACGCCGGAATATCCAAACACATTCCATAATCCATTAACGCATCCATCCAAGTTAATACTTGTTTGCGCTTCTTAGCAGCCGCTGGACAATTAGGATCTTTCCAGTCACCAGGCCACTTGCCTTTACCAATCTGGAACCCGCCTGAATCACCTAGTACAAAACTTTTGCCATCACGTGGACGAGTTCTAAACATTTCTTCTCGATCATCTTGTTTGTTCAAATCGAGATTAGCATGTCCTGCAGAGTACAAGCACCACTTGTAATATAACAGTGGGCTTGCAGGATCTAAGTAATTAATACTTTCTACATCATTTGTAAAGTTTGTAGGTAATCTAGAAGGTTCTATGTAAGGAAATCTCTTACGCTGATAACCGATAAAGGCAGCATAAAAACCAGAAGTTGCTGGTAAAAACAGTGCATAGTCTTTTTGTGTTGCTGTTAAGTCTGTATTCATGCTCTCTGCCGGTCCATCCATATTATTTGCTCTGCGCTGGAAGAATATAATTGTATGTGCCAATTCCCGAATCAACAGTAATCATCATTGCTCCTTGATCTGAGATACTCATTGTAATATCTCCGCTCAAGTTTAGAACTGCCTGTACTGCTGCTACGGGCCAACTCCATGTGTGTTGTAATGTTCCTTCTACGCCTTTTGCAAAGTCAAACTCACCTGCGTGTGTACTAGCATCACCAAAGCTAAACACTAGATTGCTATCTTTAGTTGTTACATTAAATGTAGGTTCTTCCGAATGTGCTGCACTCATAAGTTTCATACGTGAAATAGCAGCCATGCTAGGAGTAATCTCTACATTCCATTGCGCACCTTTAAACTTAACAGTCTTAAGTTTTTCTTCAATGATTGCTTTGTTCATAAAGCGATAATCATTTTGGAAGTCACCTGTTGCATTTTCAAAGTGAATATGTGTTGGTATAGTTTCACCATTGCGTTCTGCTTGTACTACATCAATCTTTGCATCCTTTTGATACTCTGGATTTTTTAAATGTAATGCCAACTTGTCTAAGTTAGGCATACCAAATGTACCGTCTGCAATACTGTGATTGGATGTTGCACTCATAATTACTGAACGATCATCAGCCATTGAATCGATTGTTGTTTCATCGCCACCAGTTACTTTTACTATGCTTAAAAAGCCTAGCGAATGTGTGTGTGCTACGATGTCTTGTAAGATGTCTTTCATACTGTTTCTCCATTGAATAAGTTTATTATAACGCCTTTATCGGCCTTTGTCAAGTATTTTTCTATATTGTATTTAGGTTTATAGCCGAGTGCTTTCATTTTTTCTAAATTAGCACAAGTCCATTTTCGTTCATTCGGAGTATTTAGACGCACTGGTAAATCAGGCGCTAAGTCTTGGATCTTTATTGGTTCTCCGCTACCAATATCAAGTACACCATTAACATGTTTAGCTCCTATTAAAATATTAATAGCATCTATTACATCATGTAAGTGTACAAAATCTCTATAATGTGTTGTAACATATTCTAATTTATTATTAAATAGCTTGTCAAAGAACATGTTTTCTCTTGGACGACTTGAATACACTGTGTGAAAACGCATACCAAGTGTGTCAGGATAACGTTCAGCAAGTTCTTCTAGTACAAACTTAGACGCTGCATAAGGGTTCAAATCGGGCTCGTAAGCACTGGAACTACTCGCATATAGTATACGTGTGCCAGCATAGCGTTCGAACAGTCTACGACTTGCTTCTATGTTATTCATCCAATATGCACTAGGGTCTTTAATACTTTCTCGCACACCTGAACGTCCTGCTAGGTGAATAACTAAATCGAATTTTTGATTAGGAAGTTCACATGTTAACAAATCATCTCCGTCAACTAAATCAATACCTGTAACAGTATGATTTAATCTAAGTGCGTTAATTAAACTTGACCCTATAAATCCTCTATGTCCTGTTAATAAAATGTTCATTATTCATCCTTCCATATAAACGTGGATATAGAAAATCTAAATTTAGGACCTGTTCTACTTGGACCATTAAATCTGTGAACTAGTTCTCCGTCAAATCTAATCATTCTATTAGGAGTATAAGGCGAAGTATATACTATTTCTTTTCCGTGTTCATCATAAAAAAATGTCTCTCCACCCCAGCCATCATTCCATTTATCATTTACATAATATAAAATTACATCTTGATTTTTATGTGTATGTACAGTGTGCGAATCATTAGTAGTATCACAATTAATAACAGTACTTGCAATTCTATTTTCTTCAACATCTCTAAACGGAGCACTATCAATTAACGGGTTTAAAATGTTGTTTAAATTGTTATCTTGGTGCCTGTGCTGCCACATGTCATTTGTAATTTGGAAATGCAGAAATGCTTCTTCTATATTAAAAGTATCTTGCCATCCAAAAAAGTATGGAGCCTTTGTACAGCCGAGCAATATTCCTTTATTTAAATCCCAATTAAAAACATTATCATAAACAGTTATGCCAGGGTAAGGAGTGTGTGTTGATATTTTCATCTTGCTATTCCTTGTTCTTGAAACCAAGTGAGATATTCCCAAGTATTTTGCCAGCCTGTAACATGTCTGTAATAATTTACGACTTTCTTTAAGGGATAATCATTTCCACCTTCGTGCATTGCATCCCCAAAGAAATAAAGGCTATCTCTTGTTATGTTAAAGTCCTTAATAATTTGACTCTTATCAAATCCTTTAGGACTAATATCAATACCTGTTTCTCCGCCTACTTTTGCTTCTAGGTCAGGAAACATTGTATTAAACGCATCTGCAATTTTTTTACGCTCGCCGTTCTGTTCTTCAAATGCTACATATGCCGCACGTTGTTCTAGAGTAGCATTACGACCTACAACACTAAAGTTTACCATGCCAGGTCGTTCTTCGATATGATTGCCTGTGCGTATGCTAAAATCACTTTCATATTCACAACTAATTAAAAAAGTTCTTGCAAGGTCAGGAAGTTTCCAATCATTAGTTTGAATGTGATTGTTGCTCTGCCAAACGTCATTGCCGTTGCAGTTGTAAACACGCTTGCATAGATTGTAAGTATCTTCGCCTAGTTGCTCGATGGTCTTGGGCTTGTCACTGCCGGTTACAAGATAAACATCATTAGCCGAGCAAAATGTATTAAAGAACATTTTAAAATGTATGTCAATAATTCCTCTACTAGGAGTTAATGTTCCGTCCACATCAAAAATAAATTTATTTTTCACAAACACGTTTCCTTAAATCACTGGTGCTGAATCGATGCTCTCTCTTATTAAAGTACAGTTCGATGCCACGTTTAGCACAAATTGCTCTGCCTGTAAACTTACCGTCTCTATACTCTTCTCCTAATATTCTAACATCAATATGATACATTGTCAAGATATCTTCTAAGTCTTTTTCAGTACCATATGGAATAATTTCATCTACATATGATACTGCTTTGAGTTGTGTATAGCGTTCAACAATAGTTTGTATAGGAGAGTTCTTTTCTTTTCTGTCTACACTAGGATCAACTTGCAATCCGCAAATAAGATAATCACATTGGTCTTTTGCTTCACGTAACATCTGTACATGTCCTGCGTGTAGTAAATCAAATGTGCTACAAGTAAATCCTACTTTCATTCCATCATCTCCTTTAGTTCCCTTAACTTTTCAATAACTTCTTCAATAGTATTTAGGTCCTGTTCGTTCTCTGTATCAATTTCTATTTCTAGTTTTATCTTCACTTTATTCTCCGAAATCAAACAAACTTGAGAATGTGGTGTGTTGCTTTGTATCTTCTAACGGATAGTTAAGCACACCAATCAAGTTGTCCAACTTGTTGTCAATAATGGTTTCTGCCATAGCTGAATCATCAAACGGAAGTTCTTTGAACCACTCAGGCAGTCTCATCTGATCCGTTGGATATGCAACACTTGTATAACCCAACGGATTTTGTTTTAGTTTACAAACAATAACTTTCATACCGTCAACGATTTCTTCAGAGTACTTGTCTCCGTTCATACGTTTGAGTGTATTCCAGTTGATGCTTGCCCGTACATGGCCCGGCATATTTGCCTTGCCTTGTTTTTCTTCTAGTCGACGATAGTGTCCGACTTTGTTTGCACGTTTGGGCGAACCTTTCTCCCAGCCAGGTCTTGCACTAAACTCCTTGCGGAATTCTGTGATGCGTTGTAGTACATCTTCGCGCGGCTTATCAGTAAGTACCATAAGCAGTAGTTCACTTAAAAACTCCTGCATAAACACGGGTGTATCTGATCTACGCAAGTCCAAGCCCATTGCTTTTACTTTGCCGGCTTTGCCATCTGTGTCTGTTCTAAAGCCTTCGTTGTCTACTACTAGTGCCGCATAACGCTTCTTAGTAATATACAAGCCTGACTTTGCAACAATCTCTCTACCTGCCGCAATAACATCTGCACGACTCTTTGGACAGTGATGTGACTTGGCCATCATATCTGCAAATGTGCTGTCTACTGCATCTGCTACTTGATCATATAGTGTAATAGCTTTTTCAGTATCCCAAGGAATTTTACCTGATTCTATGTCATCTTTGAGTGTAGGGTATGCACTAAAGTATACAGAGTCTGTATCTCCGTATATAACAGCTTCGCCTGTGTGATCATATGTGCCTGTGATAACTTTGTTTGCTTCAGCACTCATGTGCTTAACAATTGTTCTACCGGTTAATGTAGTAGACTGACCAATACGTTTATCGAAAAAACGGCACCCAGGATTGAGAATAGCACCATACAAACTATTAAGATTAATTTTTTTAACAAGTTGCCTTTTGTCCCAGTATTCGATTTCTGCTGCATTTCCTGCGTCCTTTGCTTTCTTTAACATTTTTTGCAAGTCTTTACGTTCACTGTACCAACGCTTTAGGATACCTGGAATAACTCCTTCAAACTCTGTAGTAAAGATTGTACCATTAGCACTTAGCATCCACGGTTGATTACTGTCAAAGATTACTTTGTAAATTTCTGCACCGCTTAATACATCACTGCTACCGTTTTCCCAGTCAATAGTGAGTGCAATGTCCTTGCGTTGCTCCATAACAGCTTCGTATTCTTCTGTACTGAAACGTCCTTCCCACGACCCTGCAAAACTCTTCTTTTTAAGCGTCATATCTTCATGTACACGGGCATCACTAATCTCAGGACGTATTTGTCCTACAACAGTTTCTGGAGCCATATTCAATGCACGAATCACACTAGGATACAGTGAATTCAAATCCATACTTGCAATCCACTTGTGCAAGCCTTTCTTAGGAAATGCTACATAAGCACCAGCGGCTTGTGTGTTTTCTTCATCACGCTTTTTACGATTAGGAACCTGTAAGCCCCTGTGCCACGCTTCGTTAACAATAGCTTGCTCTGTAACAGCAACAGCACCCATAGTGGTCTGTAGCAAAACAGTGTTTGCGTGTGCAAGTTCGTTACTGAGATCGATAAATCTTAGTTTTTTGTCCAGCTTGTCCAGTAGTGCGGTATCTTGTATGTTGTATTCGATGAATTTTCTAAAGTCATTGTTGTACAATGCGTCCAAAGTGCCTTCATAAGGGACCTTGTTCTCGCCAACTTCGATTTCGCCAATGGCATCAAGTCTGTATGTGTGTCTTTCTTCATACGTGTATTTACGATATAAATTCAAACTATCTAAATGCACTCTGCCTATTAGGTCAAAGGTCTGCGCTATTTTACCAAACTTTTCATACTCACGTTTCTTAGGCAGTTGTCCCCACAAGCAGAACCTACGTGTGTCGTCTTTGCTTAGTACGCGAGCTGTTCTGTTTACAGTGTACGGAATATCATAACCTTCGCTGTTCCAACCTGATAAGATATCACTATCTTCAATCAGTGTCAAGAAAGTGTCAATCATATCACCTTCTTTTTCAAACAGCATTACATTGTCAATGCCTTCGAGTTCTTTCTCAGCTTGCTCCATTGTAAGTGTCTTAGGTGGAACAGCAAGACATACCATTGTTTCAAGCCATTGTAAATAGACTGAGATTGAAGTAATAGGCATAAACGGATCACTAGGATCAGCAAAGCCACGCTCTGGATCAAAGTCAGTCTCAATATCAAAGAACGCAATGTTTAGTTTAGGTGCATCTTGATTGAGATAGTTTTCGCTCAAACACTGGAAGATTGGATTAATATCACTTTCAAACAGTTCTTTGTCTCTGTTAATAGCAACTTCCTTGCGGAAGTCCTTTGTGTTCTTACACACAATACGACTTAGAGGATCACCGTACACACTCTTGTACTTGCCTTTAGCATCTTTGTAATAAAATGTATATTTGGATTGGTATTCCCGATAAGTTCTCTTACCGTCTTTACGTTCGACTACACGGATCATATCTTGATCTCTGTCAAACATTGCGTCTACATAACTCATTTAATTAATTTCTTCCCTATTTTTTTAGCAACTGCATACGGTGTTTTAAAACTAGATATGTAGTTAGTTAGTCCTAGCCATTGTTCATGTGATATTAGTTTAGATTCTATAGTCATTTTTGTATCAACTAATGGAGTTAAGTGTGCAATAATAGTACCTGCTTTTAGTTCCACAGTCTTTTCACGCCCGTTACTTTTAGGCAACATGATGTTAATATGATTGGCATGCTGATATTTGAACTCTAATACACCTGATAGTACATTATAGTCGCTAATATTTTCTTTGTGCCACACAGCATCATGCATTAGAAAAGGAGTATCTATATTACTAGTAACATGCCAAGGATTCATCAATTTGATATGCAAACTGTTTTTAAAACCTTCGCCCCATTGATCAGAATTGTGAACTTGAACAAAATCTCTAGTCACTTGTCCAATTCCAGGCATTTGTACATTTAAGAGCCGGTCATTTTCATATGTAATATTAATATCTGTCCATAATGGAATATTAATACTATTTTTAAATAAATCAATAAATCCAGGACATGTTGCAAGAGTAGGATCTTGCTGAGAACGATCAATAGTTTTAAACCAATCAGGCAATAGTTTCATACCCTCTTGTGGAGAAAATAAATCGTTCTTTTGTTTACTACCTGTTGTATAGAATGTAAGATTTGTAGTATCTTTTTTCTTAAACATTTATTCTCCTTGTTGCTTATGGCCAACTAACCTTATACCTGTTCGTAAGTGAACGACTCTACTGATACTTATTTTAATTTAAAATAAACAGTTGTACAAATGATACTAGATTCATCATAGTAAACCAAGTGCATAGTACGATAACAAATGCAGCCTTTCGATAAACAGCACTAATAATACCTAGTATACTACCTATTAGATACATTGGTACAAAGATTCGAGTTGCTGGGTCTAAGATAGTAAATGCCAGTACAGCACTTGCTCCGATAAGTAAAATTGCTTCAAACATTTCACAATAGAACGCTAATGGACTTTCTTTGTAGCTATTTTTAAAAAAATCTACTGTTTTAGATATCACTTGTCAACACCTACTGTAGCAACTAGTGTTTCAAGATCATCAAATGCATCAGCATGCTTGTCCCAGTCACGTTTTTGTGCAATTTTAATTGCTTTGTTAATTAATGATGGTTTAATATCAAGTTCTTCTGCTACTGCTTTAACAGTATCTTTAAGGCCACCTTGCAAGTCTTCAATCTCTTGCATTACAGTTACGCCTTCTTGTACTAGTCTTTCAAGTTTTGCCTTTTCTTCAGCACCATAGGTACGATCGCTCATAGATATCTCCTTGTTGAGTTAAATTGTTAAGTTAATTATATAGGATATTTAGAGGTTTGTCAAGCGTTATGATTACTTTTTATCGTTTAATTTACGATAAAGCATTTCTTTGATAGATTCAACGCTTTCTTTCTTTGCAGTCTTTGCTGCATCTTTCCAAGCCTGTGCAGTAGGAGCCTTAGGATGTCCTTGCTTGCGACTTGTTCCGGCTTTTTTACGTTTGTTTACGTTATAATATAAGCCTTTGCTTTCTTCGTTATTTAGAGTAAGTTCTTTACGCCTTTTATCGATATGTGATTGTGTGTCTTTGTCCATACCGGCAGGTGATTTACGAATTGTACGTTCTAAGTCGTCTAAATCTTTATGGTGACGTTTGTTTTTATCGCTTTTGGTTTCTTCTTCGACTTCTTCGTTCCACTTTGCCATCCAAGTGTCAAAACGTTTCTTTTTCACAGGATCAGCAGCGATTTTTTGTAATCCAGCAGTGTGTTGCTGCAAGAAACTTTTCCAATTGCCTGCATGTGATGGTTTTATTGTATTTGCTGTTTTATCTGATTTTTGAGGCTTTGATTTACTTGGAGTGACTAATTTCTTTAATGGATTTTCAATACCTATTGCACCTAATGTATTATGATTGTCCCAGCCTCTTTTAAGAGCAGCCTTTGCATCTAATTCATTTACTTGTGATTCATTTAATGTTATGCCTGCAAGTGCAGCAAAGTCCGAAACACTGTAATCTCGATCCATTTCTAACGAACCTTCCGGTACTTCTACACTTTCTTGCACATAATTTTCAGCACTTGCTACATTTCCTTGCGCATTGCCGCCAGCTGACTCGGTTAGTTTACGCAAGTCTTCTGCTGGATCACTTGGATCCAGTGCAAATAGTTTGTGTTGAAGTGCGTTAAAATCCATTAACCGTCACCTTTTACCCTATGGCAGCTATCGCCTTTGCCTCTGCGAAAGCCTTTCCAGCATACTTTACCGTGACTACCTTTTTTCTTCTTTTCAGAAAGTGTAGTATAACTTGGTTTACCACATTCCGAACAATTTTTTGACTCAGAAAGTTTAGCTGATAGTTTATCTTGGAGTGATTCTTTGTAATCTTTCTTGTCTTTTTTCTTATTTTTCATCTTCTCCACATTCTTTTTGAACTGTGGAGGAACTTCGCCTTCGTTTACTGCATTGCAATTACAATGTTCACAGCTAGGAGGACATGTACAATCTTCTGCTTTAGTATCAGCACCGCAACACTTGTCTGAGCAATGTGTATCTTTTGCTTCTGTTACTTCATCACCCATTGGACTCTCTTCATAGTCCATATGATGATATACGCTACCAATCATGTCTGCTGATTTAGTAATCTTAGATTGTACCCAACCTTCTAAGCCTTCTGCTTCGCTTACACCTTTTAGCATGTCGTGTAGTTTGATTGCATACTTTGCTAATTTGTATAGTTCAGCACGGGCCATTTGTACTTCATGGTCTCTTTCAGCAACGTCTGCTAATTCGCCTAAGCCTTCTTTAACTGCTTCGTTTTGTTTCTTAAGAACTGCTGCAACTTGTGGATGACTTGCTAGACCTTTAGCAATTTTTTCAATCTTTTTGTGTGCACCACTATAATCTCCGCCTTTGTGACGAGGATCAGATGCAATGCCAACAGCCATTTTTACATGCTTTGGATCATGTTGCTGCTTTTCTATTAATTCTTTTTCTCTCATGTGAGTGACTCCAATACGTATTATGTAGTATTTATGCTTTCTTCTTAGTAGCTTTCTTTTTCTTAGACTTCTTGATAGAGCCTGTTCGTGTCAGCGTACCTGGACCGCCATTAAGAAATCCATTGCCACCGCCCATACTAGAGGCAACTGATGACGCTGCCATTTCTGCTGCGGCTGCTTCACTTACAATATCTTTAATTTTCATTTTACTTTCCTATCATCTAAAATATCTTGTATTACTTCGGATCCTTTGTTAGTAAAGAAACGCGGCGCAATACTATGTATTATAAGCAATGGCACAAGCATTTGTAAACGCAATGCTGCCCAAAGAGCAGCTCGCATATGTTGTAGGCCACTTTCGCCTTTTTCTTCTAGGTGTAGTTTGCATTTTTTACTAAACATTATTTTTTCTTTCTACCTGACTTCATATTAGCACACCAGTGATACATCTTAGCCTTCTCGCCACTTGCATTTTTAGCACGTTTGCGTAACTGTGTTACTGTACCATTACAACTTGCACCTGACTTCTTTACTCTACCAGGTCTGCTTTTGCCTTTTACTTTACCATCAGCAAAGTTTTCAGATACTGTACTTTCAGGAATAATAACTGCGTATTTGTCATTCCATTGACTGGCAGGCGGAAGTTCTTCTCCTGGAAAAGCAGTAATTACACTATAACTTTTGCCTTGTTTTATAGCATCTAATACTTTTTCATCTTGTTTAACATCGTCGGGTAGATAAGCAGGATTGCTTGGTCTAATAATTACAGTTATTTTATTTGTAGCAAACTTTTCAATAGGCGCAGTTGTTCTTACTGCTGGAACTTTTACAGGTTCACGCTCTTGTTTGGTTACTTTTCCTAGTTGGGCATCTGGTAGATTTTTTGCATCTTCGATAGGCAGGACTAGATTGTAGCCTGCACCAGCAAGATCAACTGTATACGCTCCGCCATCACCTTTTACTGGAATATTTTTTATTACATCTACTAACTTTTGTAAGTTAATATTCTTAGAAAACACACTTCCTATGCCCGGCTTGTTATGTGTGCTAATATGTTGTTTAGCATAGTCGCTTAATAAAATATGACCTGCTGGTATGTTAACAATGTCAGTTGCTTCTTTTACACCTTTTTTCTTACCGTCAGCAAAGTTTTCAGTTACGTTGTTATCTTTGCCAACTAGTTTTACACCACGTTGCTTTGCTAATTGTATAATTTCTTTAGTCACCTTAGACTTCAGAATTTTTACTGCTACTACATAATCCCATGGTATTGTTTCTTCTACTCTGTATTCGCTTTCAAAGTCACCTTTGCCGCCTTTAGCCCAATCGCCTGCTCCTGGAGTACTTTCCCAATCTTCTACATGCTTTTCGAATGTTTCCATTTTGCTTACACGAGCAGTATCGATGACTATTTGTACTTCTGGATTACCTGATACTACATATTTTGGATCTGCTGTCATACTAAAATATTCATCTGGTTCGCCTAAGTGTCCGTCTCTTAACATTCCTGTCAATCCGCTTGCATATGCTACATGGAACAAATACTTTCCCAACGGCACATTTGATTCAGCAAAGTTTTCTACTGTTTCTTTTTTTCCAAAAACTCTTTGTATAAATGTTTTTTTACCATTTTTAGGTTTATTAGGGTTTGGGTTGGTTAAAGAATACGCTGCAAGTCCGGATTTGGCATTAACTTCAATTTCCCATCCAGACTTGTCGCCCCACATCTTTAAAAATCTTTTATAAAGTCTTGCTCTATTACCGTCTTGTTTATTTGCATAGAAAGTTATTTTTCTGGCACTAGTTTTGTCCAATTGCTTCCACCATTTTAACATAGCGGCTTGTACTGTTGCAAAAACTCTAAACTCATCACCTTGACCAGAGCGTCCCATTTGTTTATTTGAACCATCTCTTGCAAATTCTATCTCATAAACGCCAGCAGGTTCTTCACTAAAATGAATGTCTAACGCACTACCATCGTCAAGTTTCACAATACCACTTGAGGCACCTGTTGGATTTAAATATTCCCATGTTATAGGGTAAGGATTATTAAATGCTTCTTGTACTTTTTTCTTACTGTCAGCAAAGTTTTCTTCTACAGGCTCTTCTATTTTATTTTTAATTGCTTTTGCTGTTCTATTGAACTTGTAATCTTTGTATTTAAATCCTATGCCGCCTGCTTTTTCCCAAGCGTTTATATTAACGCCGTAGTCATCTATTAGTATATTAGGAGTACCATCTTTTTGTGTTGCAAACTGTGGCTTATTGTGTGTAACAATCACTTCTTCTGGTGGGAAAAACGCTAAGTTCTTCTTTACCCACTCACGTTTGTGTGGTTCACTACGTGGATCGTCTGCTAATGGACTTGTACATATCTTATACTTGCCTTTAACTTGTTTTATCAGTCCTAATAATTCTTTTGCTTTAGGTAGTACCGGCAAATTTAACCAAAAGTCTTCTATGCTTTTAATATCACCAATTGCTTTCGCAGGATCTTTAATATCTTTCCAGTTGTCAACTCCTTGGGACTTTGACCACTCACCAAAGAAGTCTGCAAGTACACCGTCCATGTCAACATAAATTTCTGTATTAGGAGCAATTTCTCCTAATGCTTCTTCTAATGACTCGTGGTATGCTTTATCAGTAGCATCTTTAGCACTAGCACCTTGTGGGTGTTTAGGATTAATGCCTACAGGTTCGCCATTCATTAGTTGTGAAATATCGGCGCTTTTGCCAATTTTGTCTAATAGCTTGTGTAACTTGTCTTTAGGATCATAGCCGCCGGACTCATAACCACTCTTGCCACGCACTTCTGTACGTTTGCCTGAAGCAGTATCAGTAATGTTTAACACCAACATTTCTTTGTCACGTTCTAGTTGTAGCTTGTAGCCTTCTGCAAGTCCTAGATTAAACAGCACATTAGTTGACTTGCCTTTAACTTTTTTACTTAGTGTTGGAGGACGTCCGTCTTTGTCTACTTTGTTGCCAAATTTAGCAGCCTGTTTGGTAACTTCATCAGGACCAACATCAACTGTTTGATTCTGTTTAGTAATGCGTCCGACGCCTTCTGTGATATCTCTTATTCTCATGTTACCAAATCTTTACTATATGAAAATCTACAGGTTTTAAAAATTTAATTTCGTTCTTTTTGCCGTCTAAATCATAAAACAAAAAATATTTAGGTGTAGCTTTTGCAATCTTCTTTGCTTGATAGAATTGTTGTACTTTCTTTTCAGTACGAGATCCGTCTGTATGTACAGTAACATCTCCAGGAACTGTTATAATTAACTCGTATTCTTCTCTTGTTACTCTTTTCCACCAAGTTCTTAAACCCATCACTTGCGTCCTCGAAAACCTTTAGGCATATTTTCACCGGTCATCTTAGGAAGTCCAAACCATAGTTCGAACCATTCTTTGTCACCTGGCTTAATATTATCTTTACGCATCTTACGTGCATTTGAATTTGCAGCATCACTAATATTTTCAAGAGTATACTCTGTGTAACCTTTGAATTCGTTTACACCTGCGAGTTTCTTTATACGCTCGAGTTCATCCATTACTTTTCTTCTTGTTATGCTGTGCCCATGCTATTGCATAAGGTGCACCTGGATCGTCAAATTTCTTCTTTAGTGCTTTAACTTGTTTTTCTCTACCTGGCGGAGCTTTTTCTAATGTTTTCTTAGTTTTCCAAGCGTCTTTATCGCCTCTAGCTGCTGCTTTTCTTCTTGCAGCAATTTTATCTGCAATAGTTGGTTCGTCAAACTTTTCTTTTTTCTTTGTAACTGTATCTCTTTTAGGTGTATGTCTAGCAAAGCCTAATATTTCACCTACTGGTGCTTCTGTATCGCCTAGTGCTTTGTTTAGAAGTTGTACTGCTGCTTCTGCACCATTGCCGTACATGAGTTTGGCAGCTTTTAGTTTATCTTCGTCACTCATTTCCGGCCAACTGGCTCTTAGTTCACTTGCACTTTTGATCTGCATACCACCAAAGTCAAAGTTGATAGTGGGACCATACGCCATGTAGCCCATTTCGTCGTGTGTGTTTACATTTTTACCTGTGTAGCTTCTTAGATATCTTGGCTCGTTTGTAGGCTTTTTAGTTTTCCTATCAATCTTCATTCTATCAGGTAACGGTTCTTCGTTTTTGTCTTTTTCACTGCGAACAAATACCAATGCAGTATCATCGTCTAACAAATGCGAGTATTCTCTATTGTTAAAAGGTGATCGAACTTGCATAAAGTTACTTTCAGGAACGCCCGCCATTGCAGCAAGTTTCTTTTTAACTTCAAAAGGAAAGGGTCGTGTTTCTTGGTCATTAGTTGCAGCAACATAAACGTTTGCTTTTCCGAATGTTTTTACTGCCCAGTCGTATAAACTTTTATGACCAGGGTGAAAAGGATGAAACCCACCTGCCATGACTGCTACTACATTACGGGCTTTTGCTTCGAAGAGTTCTCTTAAGAGCATTAGTATGCTCCATCTTTAATCATTTTCATTTCTTCGCCGTACACTTTTTGTACTAGCAGAGTTTTGTCTTCTGGCTTAAAAATATTCTCAGGCGAACCTAGTTTAAATTTATTACAATATGATTCCATTGCACGACTACATACTTCGCCTAGACATTCTTCAGCAACACATGCTTTTCCTGCATCATGACGATCTTTCATCTGCATGATAGCTGGAAATAACGACTTACGATAAAACATAGGATCGTTACGCATATAGATAGCAATGTCATCTACTACATCAAACGGTAGTTTATCGTCCATTGGTTGTGCAAATTCATCAATACGCATTGTTTAGTCCATATCTACGACCCAACCACCATCGCGGAATTCCGCAACAACTGGGTCACCTAAATTAACATTTTTAATTCTAACTTTAAGGATAGGCTTCATGTTTAGGTCTAATTCTTGACCAACAATTTGTGCATCCATCATACCCTGATCAGATCTTAAATTACCATCATCGTCTCTGCCGTGACCACTATTAATCACTCTAACTTTAACAGTTTTGCCTTCGTCTTCTGCTACTGCTGGCTCATCGTATAGTGCTGATAAACGATCTCCCATTTCTCTTATTAACTGTGCTTCTGATTTTACCATTTTCTACAACTCCAATATCTTGCTTTTGTGCGCGGGCCAGGATTATCGCAATTGTGTCTTGCTCTAAAACTCTTACGTGCGCCTGGATTATTTTTTCTAATACGCATTGATTTGCCCTTAACGCTTGAGCCACCATGACCAAAGTTAACTTTCTTAATATTCTTAGTCTTTGGATCTCTTACGTATACTTTAAACTTCTTGACATCACCTGCCATTGGTTTACCCAATTTAACTTTGCGGCCTTGATATTCTGCTTCGTCCATTGGATCATCGTCTTCGTTGTACCATAACATTCCATACTGTTCGTAAAACTCATCGTCATCATCGTAAGTTTCTTCAGTAATTTCGTCATGTGCATTACCAATTTCAATATCAAAGTCTTCATAACCTTGTTCAAACATATAGTTTGCGAGTTTTTCAGCATATTCGTTTGCTTCGTCTTCTGATAGTTCTTTAGTTAATGGAATTTGAAATACTGTGCAGTCTTGTTCAGTTACGAATACTTGACTTTCTGTAAAGATGCTTTCATCTAGTTTAGTAGCACCTTCCTGTTTTTCCATTACGACTCTTACAAAATTTTCCATATCTTATACCTTAATGATTTAGTGTTACTGAATTAACAGAACCGTCTGTATACACTACTTGTGCTCTAATCCATACATAATTGCCAGTAAAACTTGCAATTTTACTTGCTGTTTCTTCTGTTGCTGTATATGTATGTACATCAAACCAGTCTGCTTCTACAGGTGTAACTGCAAGAGTGCCTTGTATAGTTATTGTACCTGTTAACACGCTGTAGGTGTACTGTACGCTGTGCAATCCGTCACTACGTCCGTAGTAACCGTCGCCCTTAAACTTCTCACCGGTTACAGTCTCAGTCGTACCGCCCCCTGGGTGAGTTTGTGCTGTTAATATTGTTTCACTTTGTGCCATACTAATATTTATCAATATCGCCGCTGTATACTAATTTCTCTACATTTCTAATACTAGACCCTGCTAGTAATGTCACAAGATTTAGTATTTTTTCATCTCTAAGATATATGTACAAACCATTTAAATAGCCGTAATTTTCTAAGCCTTCTAGTGCAATTTTGCCTATCTTGCACTTGTCTTCATTTGCTCGTATCCAAGTTGCAAAATCTGTATTAATACGTGTGCTATTAAACCACACTTTTATTGGCAATTTAGGAAGATTATCTACAATCTGTATTTTGGTTTTAGATTTTAAAGTTTCAATATGTTTAGGATCAGGCTCCCAAAATTCAGTCGAAGTTTTTAATCTAGATGATAAATTTAAAAGAAAATTTTTGTTATTTGAAAACAGTGTAATACAGGAATAAGGATCAATTCTTAATTTATATTCTTCGCTATTTTTTAATATAGTGTATATGCTCATAGCATCTAAATAATCATTTACATCAATTATAACATGTGACCGAAATTGTTTTTTTAGTAATGGCTCATTATTTCTATATTGTTCAGTCAGATAATCAAGCTGTTCTCTTGCATAACTTAATTTTTCTTTCTTCTGTAATTCTGATCTAAAAATATTATGTAGTTCATTCCGGAATACCAATTTATAAAGGTATTCCGAATAGAACAATTTACGTGATTCAAACTGTTTCAATGGTTTGCTCGTCGACACAGGCTAAAACTAGCTTATTGTCTTGGAAGTCTATATTAACTACGCCGCCATTTTTAAGATCTCCAAACAACATTTGTTTAGATAGAGGACGTTTTATGTCTTGATCTATCACACGCTGTAATGGTCTTGCACCCATTTTAGGATCAAATCCTTTGTCTACTAGATGATCTAATGCATCATCACTAATAGTAATTGTAATACCTTTGTCTTTGACCATGTCTTTAAGTTCAACAAGGAATTTGCCAACAATTTTCATCATCACAGGCTTGCCAAGACTTGCAAATGTAATTACGCCATCTAGTCGATTGCGGAACTCTGGACTAAAGAATTTCTTAAGAGCTTTATCTTCATAAACATGCTCGTTTTCATCTCCACCAAAGCCGATAGTATTTTTCTCTGCATCTTTAGCGCCTAAGTTAGTAGTAAGAATAAGTGTACAATTACGTGCATCTGCTTCTTTACCATTAGATCCTGTGATCTTACCATTGTCCATTACTTGCAACAAGATTTGCGATACATCTGGGTGCGCTTTTTCAATCTCATCTAACAATAGTACACAGTTAGGAGCTTCTTGCAGTTTAGTAATCAAGATACCTGCGTTTTCTTCATGACCTACATATCCTGGAGGGCTACCAATCAGCTTGCTTACACTGTGTTTCTCCATGTATTCACTCATATCGATACGTACAAGTTTTACGCCAAGTTGTTCGGCAAGTGCCTTGGCTGTTTCAGTTTTACCTGTACCAGTTGGTCCCATGAATACAAAAGCGCCTACTGGTTTATCATCAGCTTTAAGTCCTGCTTGACTTACAAGAATCTTATCTACAATATTTTCGATTGCACTATCTTGCCCATACACTACTTTCTTAATATTGTCTTCTAGATTAGCAAGATTGCTTGTTTCTTTCTCTGCAACATGTTCAGCAGGCAAGTCTAACATTTTAGCAATTTCAAATTGAATCTCTTCTTCGCCTACAATCTTCTCTCCATCTACAACATTGTTGACCTTGAAGCGACTACACGCTACATCAATCAAGTCAATTGCTTTGTCAGGTAGTTTTTTATCGCTTTGATATTTGATACTTAATTTTACAGCCGCGTCAATAGCTTCTTGGGTAATAGTAGTATTGTGATAATCTTCGTAATACTTTTTAATGCCTTGTAATATTTCTGTAGTGGTTTCTTTACTAGGCTCGCCGACTACTACACGTTGGAATCGACGCATCAATGCACGATCCTTTTCAAAGTACTTGCGATATTCTTCCCAAGTAGTTGAAGCAACAACTTTTAAATCGCCTTTGGTAAGTGCAGGCTTTAGCATGTTAGCAAGATCATTTGAATTACTCCCTCCGCCTGCTCCTGCACCATTCATCATATGTGCTTCGTCTACAAACATAATAGTTTTGCCTTGCTTTGTAAGGGCTTGTAGCACTAGTTTAAAGCGTTCTTCAAAGTCTCCGCGATACTTTGATCCAGCAAGCATTGCACCAATATCTAGGTTATAAACTTTATATTCTTTTAAAAATTCAGGCACCATATTGTTTTCAATGTTGTATGCTAGACCTTCTGCAATGGCAGTTTTACCAACACCTGGATCACCGACCATTAGTACATTATTCTTCTGTCTACGACCTAGTGCAAGGGCTAAACTTTCAAGTTCTTCACCACGTCCAATAATAGGATCAACTTTACCACGCTTGACTTGATCATTTAGATTAGTTGTAAATGCACGTAATGCTTTACGAGCTTCGCCTGATATTTCTTCATCTTCAAAATCTTCTTCATCCAACTCATTATTAATAAATTCAGAAAACTTAGTCTTTTCAACGCCACCTTTTTCTAAATAATATGTGCCTACACTTTTCTTTTCTGAAAGTATAGACAGTAAAACATCAGCCAATTCAATGTGTTGTCTGCCAGCAAATAATACCTGTGTGAAAGCACGATTTAGCACCCTTTCAACTGTGGCAGTTTTCTTAGGTTTAAATTTTTTCACATCAATTTTAATATTATCACATTGTGTTTTAAGATGATGTTCAAGATTTGCTTTGATATAGTCAACATCAGCACCAAACATTGTAATAATATTAACAAAGTTTTCTTCACAGAACATTGAATACAACAAATGCTCTAGAGTTATATATTCGTGTTGAAGTTTTTGTGCATCTTTAATGCTTTTATCAAAAACAAGTTGTAATTCTTTGCTTGGCTCTACCATACTAAGTTGTTAATCCTCTTAATTTATATCGTTTTTAAGTTGTTGTATTCTGTTTAATACAAGTTCATTTGTTATTGTAGGCATATCTGTTTCTATCTCAACAAAAAGTATGCCTCTTTGTCTAGTATGCATGCTAGGCAATCCGTAGCCTGGAATACTAAACTTTGCGCCTGGTTTTGTGCCTTGTGGAACTTTTATTTCTAACCTTTTTCCGTCTAACGTTGTAATTATTATAACACATCCTAGCAATAAGTCAAATATATTTACGAGTGATTTTGTAAATAAATTATCATTATCTCTGTGCCAATGACGATCTTTACTGACCTTGATTCTTACATTTAAATTTCCCCGAGGATAGTTAGGGTGGCCTTTATCGCCTAATGCTTCATATTGTATCGTATCGCCATGTTTTGCGCCTGCAGGCACATCAACTGTAACTGTTTCTAATTCTCCAGTTTGAAGCTGATATTGAATTATTAAATTTTTACCAGTTATTACGTCTTTTAAGCTTATATCTGCTTGTACAGTTATGTCTCGATTACGTGGAGTTTGACGCTGTTGTGCAAATCCTTGACCAAACATATTGCCGTATTGTGCATTTGCTTGACGCATTGCTTCTTCAAATCCGCCCGTGCCTTGAAATCCATTGGGACCAAACCCTTGTGGATGTGGATTATCATAGGCGCTGCGTTTATCACTGTTGCTTAATATTTCATATGCTTGCTGAACTTTAACAAATTCGTCTTGATTCCCACCCCTGTCAGGATGATGCTGCATACTTGCCTTCTTGTATGCTTTCTTAATTTGTTCTGGAGATGCGTTTCTAGGTATACCTAGAATAGAGTAATAGTCCATACAATTACTTATCGTACGGACTATTACAAATTAGCAGTAATGATTACTTGCCTTTTCCTTTATATGCTTGCGCACCAAAGAACGCTGCAACAATACCAGCAACAGCAACAAAATATGTCGGCGCCATTGACCCTAGTACTTTTGCTGCTTCTGTAAGCCCTACAAAACTTGCTCCTACAACTGCAAATGGATACAATAGTAGTCCAAATAGTGCAAACCAAGTCATATTACGCTGTGCATCACGCATAGCATCTGCATCTTCAAGTTCTTTGCGTTTGAATTCTAAATGCATTTCCATTTCTTTTTTGGAAATGTGTCCGTCACCATTTAAATCTGCACTTTCCATAACAGTACTATCAATAGTCATAGTTGGTCTGTTATATTCAATTTCAGGTGCTGCTACTGGAGCAGGTGCTGCTGCTGGTTCCGGCGCCGCTGCTGGTTCTGTTTTTAATTCTGATGGCTTCTTTCTTGGCATTACTTTCCCTCCTTGATAAGTGTGTCAATCTTATGCCCATTTTGTTCTATCTTTTTCTCGTTTGTTTCTGGTGTTGCATCGAAGATAATCTTTTCAATCTTTAGTGCAGGTATTCTTTCATTTGGTACATATCGCCAAATATAATCGCCTTTAAATTCTCCACTAGCTTTGTGTATTCCAAATACTGTTTCAGTATTTCCTATTTTTACAATAAGAGCTCTTTCACCGTCTAGTATAACTTTGTCACCTTCTTTAAAAGCAGGGTTCATTTTAAATGCCATACCCTTTGCAATTTTTGTTGCATAGTCTTTGAACATTAGTGTTACAACTAATGCAAATAGTGCTGCTATAAATGGTGTTGCCATTTCTGCTAATTCAAGCCCTACGCCTCCTGCGCCCATTATTTCACTTTCCATCTTTATTCTCCAACTCGATTATACGAGCTTCTAACTCATCAATTTTTGCAGTAATCTTTGGGTATTTTACTCGCCATGCATTAGGATCATTTTGGAACCAAGTCCAGCCCCAGCGAATTGCTAGATATTCTAGTGTAGCGTCAAACTTGCCTACTGCCCATGTAGCCATTCTTGTGTCTTTAAACCAAAATAGGAACCCTGCGCCTAGAATTGATCCGGCGATTGCTGTGTATATCCACAGAGTGTCGTTCAACATTTGGTAAATTATATCCATAGTAATCCTTTTGTTACTATGGTATTTATCGTTTAATCGAAAGGATTAAGGTCCCAGCCACTTTTTGTGTTATTTGCTGCATCTGCTGATTCTTTTATTACTCTATCAGCTTCTGCATTATCAAGTACTTCTTCTGATGCTTTATAATAGTTGTCGTATGCAGCAATAATAGCCTGCTGTTGCTGTACCAATGCTCTAATATCACTAAAGTTCTGTCCAAGACGTTCGTAACCATCCGCAGTTAATGCAAATACTGCCAGTGGCTTGCCGCCGGCTGTCCATTTGGTAACTTCTTCTTCCATATTAGCTTCAGTAATTATAACCCATTCAACTTTACGCATAGAGACTTGATCAACTGCTGGCAAATTTAGCTCAGGCTTTTCAATCGGTCTACTAGTTACTTCAATCCGTTGTGGTGTCGTTGAGCAAGCCGCGAGACTTATAAGTGTCATAAAGCCAAGGACACTCATTATTAAAGGCCTTTTCATTCTTTGCATTTTTCTCTTTCTCCGTTAGTGGTGAACCAGATAATAATTCAAAACATCGTCCTGCTGCTGCTGATCCACCGTTAATTAATCTTTCAATTGAATCAGGCCTTTGAGACGCTAATAGCTCTAAGTCGTGTTTTGCAAGTTTATCTGCTAATATATTATTTTGTTGTCTTGTGGCAGCAAATTCAGCATTTACTCTAGTAATTTCTTCGTTTGCTTTTTTAAAATCTGCTGTTATTGCAGTTATAGTAGCTTCGTTTGTTTCAACTGCCACGTTTAGTTTTGCATTGTTTTCAGTTAATACGGCAATAGTCTTTTGAGTATCAGTATAGTACCAATATCCTAGACCTCCCATAGTCATTATAACAATTAAAAGTATTCCTGACAGTTTCATAATTTTAGTCTCCGAACATTAGTGCAAGACTCTTTGGACCCATAATTCCATCTGCTGTTAGTCCGTTTTCCTCTTGCCATGCTTTAATATGTGCTTCAGTACCTCTGCCAAAGATTCCATCTGCACCAATTTCTAATTCTTCTTGTACTGCTCTAACTGTTGGTCCTCTTGACCCTACACGAATAGTTTCGTATACCATTTTACTTGGTGACCAATGTCCACCTAATACTTCCATTGCGTGTTTGTAATGCTTCTCACGATCTTCCAAACCAATGTAACCACCGTTAATACGCTTTGTAGCGCCTTTAACATCTCTTGCATCGCAATACTTGTTTAAGCCGTTTGTATCCCAGAACCAACATGCTGAGTCTAGTGCGCCTTTTTTAGTGCGTACATAGTCTACTGCTTCTTCTGGGGACATTTCTAATTCTTTTGCAAATTCGGTATAGTTATAACGTCCAGTTAACTGAAGTATGCCACCACCGCGAAAACGCCAGCCGTCACCGCTATCAGTGTCGCCGTTGTCCATACGTGAAGCGTAAATAACGTTTGCGATTTTTCTAGGTTGTCTATGATATTCTTGCGCATCTCTGCCTGCTCTCTTAAAATATTTGCCAAATAAAGCATCAAGTGCTTTAGCACTGTAGTTTAAGTTTTCACTTAGTACTTTAAAGTTGTTTGATTCATGCCCGCACTGTGCAATAAACATTGCTACACGCTCCGGAGTATTCATTTCCCACAGCGGAAGTATTTCGCACATTGCGTCATACCAATCCTCTGCTTCTTCGTTCCCACGAAGCATCTCAATCACCATCTCTTCGGTGAATTCAAATTCAAAATCTTCTCGTGCCATTGTCTATCCTTTATAATATGATACGTTCTAAAACTAGTGTGTGTCCACTGTTTTCGAACGTTAGCTTGCCACCATATTTAGTAATGTTATAGTCGCCAACATATTTAGAAAGGAATATTATCTCTGAAAAGTCGTTTGCATTGAATGATTCAGTAATACTTTCTAATGTCTCAACAGTAGGACCAAAGTCTACAAATTTAAATGCAATTGGGTCCGCCCACGCCTTTTTAATAGTAAGCATGTTGCCCCACATGTTTACATTTTCTACCATACTTTTGTTAAAAAAGTTTGAATAGTTATTCATTGACTCAGACAGGTCATTTAATATATCACTGTCTACGCCATATAAGTCTGGATCAGAAGTTACTGCTCCGTTTAATTCTTCTAGTGTTAATGGTTTGCTGCGAAACTCTTTGTAGTAACGAAATTTCATATCGCCCATGCCAGTTAGATTTTCTAAACCATTAGCAAGTTCCATAATCTGCTCACCAACGCCGTCATCTCGTTGTATTTCAACAAACACCTTGTATGTACCATCTGATTGTTCGCCACTTGTGGCATCTGCATCTAGTACAAACGTGTATCCACGCTCAATAAAGCTTGCTAGGTCATCAGCACTTTCTTTAGTTTTAGTAGCAAATGCAACTGTAACAATATCCTTGTCCGATCCCATTTTACTTTTGTAACCGTCGATTTCTAAAATGTCATCTACTAGGTCTCGTAAGTCATATTGTTGTAGTGTCATTATACTGCTGCCTCTGCTGCTGGATCTGCTATTGCATCCGCTGGTTGCTCATCTGGATTTTCTTGTGGCGCTGGAGTTTCGGTTGGATCAATAAATGATGATTCGATGTAACCAGTGTATATGTCTGCAATTAACTTTTTAGGCATTTGAATTTCTACCATCCATATAGGACGTCTGTCTAATTTGCCTTTTTTAGTACCTGGACGAATATCGTCTTGTTTTTCAATTTTACGTGGCTCAACTATGTGACTTTTCTTGTATTTTACTTTACAATCATAATCTAACAAACGTTTGCCGCCCATTGGGTCTGGCATTTTATCTTCATCCCAGAAGAAACTGCAAGTTACCCAGTGTCTTTCAATCTTTGGACCTTCAGCAATTTCGCCATCACTCCAATTTTTGTAAACATAGATATCTAGTTCATCTAATACTCTTTCAAAGTCCTTTAGTACATTGAAGGAAGTGTTTGAATCATAAATTGATTCTACGTTTTTAATAATATCTAAAACATCATGCATATTTAAAGTCCATTCTCTACTATACTTATTTATCGTAGTTTAGTAGTTAACATATAATTTTATTCCAACATCTCGATGATAAGTAAAAGTGTAGGGAAGATTTTTCCTTTACTGGAAAATGAAGTCCTTGCTAACTTATCCCACCAAGGAGGACACTTAATGGGTGCTAAACGAAAAGCTGCTGAAAAGCGCAATTCAAACAAAGGCTACAACAACGTAGTTGATATTAAACCATTCCAAAAGCCTAGTAAACAGGTAAACATACTTCCAAGAAATAGAAATCAAGAGTCATACGTGCTATCACTGCTCGACGAAACAAAAGACATAGTCTTTGGCATCGGTCCAGCAGGAACGGGCAAAACTCTATTGGCTGTGCAAGTTGCTGTTAAACTGTTTAAAGAAGGTGCTGTTGACAAAATTATTGTTACTCGCCCGGCTGTTTCAGTTGATGAAGATCTAGGATTTTTACCAGGTACGCTAGAAGAAAAAATGGCGCCTTGGACAAGACCTATTTTTGATGTGTTAAAAGAATATTTTAACGCTGCTGAGATCACTGGAATGATTCAAGAAGGCATTATTGAAATATCACCACTAGCATATATGCGTGGCAGAACTTTCAAAAACTCGTTCATTTTAGCAGATGAAATGCAAAATGCAACACCAAACCAGATGAAAATGTTATTAACACGATTGGGCGAAGGAAGTATGATGGCTGTAACAGGCGATTTAAACCAAGCAGACCGTTTAAAAGACAACGGACTAATTGACTTTACAAACCTAATGGAAAAAAGCAATCAAACATGTTTGGACATAGTCCACTTCGATCAAGGAGATATAGAAAGACACGCTGCCGTTAAGGCTGTTCTTCAAGTGTACGGTGATGAATAGAAACACCTGACTTAATTAAGAACTCTATGCCCTGTGTACTACGATAACTATTTTCGTAGTATACAGTGGCTATTCCACTTTGATAGATTAGTTTTGCACAATCTATACAAGGCGCATGTGTAATAAAAATACTTGCACCTTCTCCACTTTCACTGCTTTTTGCTAGTTTAGCAATAGCGTTGCTCTCTGCATGTAAAACTTCTGGTTTAGATTTATTGTTTTCGTCTTCACAACAGTTGTCCCAACCAGTAGGCATACCATTATAGCCAATAGAAATAATTCTATCATCCTTAACAACAATAGCACCAACTTGTAGACGCCTAGCTGTACTAAGATTGGCAAACGTGTTGGCCACTTCCATATATGCTTTTATAAATTTATCTTTCATTTCTCAACAACAACATTAAGTATTCATTTTTAGTATAAGTCAAAGGCCAACTTGGGCTTTTGATCGGAGGACGTCCTGTATCATCATATAGTACGTGTACAATATGATATTTTGATAACCATATTATTTTTTTATTAAACGTACTTCGAACAGGCCACCACGCAAACTTTTCTTCATGAAATTCGTCAGGCTTGTCTTTGCGCCAATTGTTACCCATCATTCTGGCAAATCTGTGTCATGTGCATCAACTTTATAGCGTTTATGTTCTCGCATAAGTCCTGCCCATCCCTTAAAAGACATAAACATTGATTGTATAATCGACTTATCTCTAAGTTTTGTACTATCTCGTATATCACCAGTCCTTGCTAATATGTCATTTCTCTGAATAGGTATTACTTGACACAGAGGATCTCCTTGTTTAATTAGAGTAGGCATTGGTTGTTTCAACATGATATTAATAGGACTCTGCAAAGCACCAATATCGTGATCAATTATACCTGGCATTGCTTGCCAATTTTGTTCTTCGTGATATAACATTGGAAGGTACAGTAAACTCCAACCTTTTGTAGTATATGTCCTCCAAGGATTATCTAATTTTATAGGAGAACGTACTTTAAAAGTTTCTTCCATAAAGTTTTCAATCTGTTCAGGTGAATGAATTGCATGATGGAAGGTAGGATCGCAATACCTTGCATGTACTTCGCCATTTGGCATAGGATTAATTTCAATATCACACCAAGCAGGTATAACATATCCTAAACCAAAATATTCGCTTATTCCAGGACATGCTCTTACAGTTTTTATACTATCAATTCTATGTGGCTGCTTATTAACAAATGGCGCCATTGATGAAAATTTATCAGGAATAAATTCATTTGCAGGTCGTATAGGAGCGTATTTCCTTATTGCCCAATTGTCTGTTTCAAAGTATATTTGATAAGGTTTTATCATATTGCCATTGGTGCCTTGATACTAAGCATTGGATCATAATTTAACAATTCGTATTGATCAGGTGTAGTATTTGTTAATTCTTCCAAGTCTGTAAAGTTAGGCATCAGCAATGTAGGGCCTTTGCGTGGGTCTCTAATAATTTGTTGTTGCACTTGCTCAAAATGATTTTTATAGATATGACAATCTCCGCCAGTCCATATAAAATCGCCTACTTTTAATCCCAGCAGTTGTGCAAACATGTGTGTGAGCAAGCTGTATGATGCTATATTAAAGGGTACGCCTAAGAACATATCAGCACTGCGTTGATACAGTTGACAACTTAGTTCGCCGTCCTGTATATGGAACTGAAACATAGTATGACAGGGCGGTAATGCCATTACATTTACTCTATCAGCGTTCCACGCACTTACAATATGACGTCTACTATTTGGATCATAATGCATATTTTCTAATACTTCTGCAATCTGATCTACAAAACCAAGAGCAGCATCCCAAGTACGCCATTGATGACCGTACACAGGGCCTAGGTCCTTTATGGTGTCTGTGTTAACATAACCTAAGTCCTTTGCTTGTTTGTCCGCGTTGGCAGTCCAAATAGTTGTTTTGCCTACTAGCTCTTCTCTAGGTTTACCATAGTGTATTTCAGCAAGTCTACGTTCGTCACTGCTTCCTTCTAAGAACCACAGTAGTTCACTTACAACACTTTTCCATGCAAGTTTCTTTGTAGTTACAGCAGGAAATTCGTTGCGCAAATCAAAACGCATTTGATAGCCAAATACACCGCGTGTGCCTACGCCTGTTCTGTCGTCGCGGTCTTTGCCGTGTAATAAAATGTGATGTAATGCGTCTAAATATTGCTTCATGTATTCACTCCGATTTGGCTTTCATCTTCTCCGTATCGTCCTCTATCACGATTGCCTTCGCCATTAAGTTGTGTTAAATCTTGCTGTATATGTTTATAATTTGTTGATCGCTTCTTCCAAATTTGAAATTCTACATCGCCATGATCTTCTGACCAAGTATTTTCAAATATTGATTCAATTTTCTTTAACGGTAAAAATGTATCACAAGCATATGCTCCGGGAATACGACTTAGATAAAATTCGTCAATAACTCCTAGTGACTGTTCGATAATGTTAGGACCGCCAATGACCCAAGTTATTAAATCTGGTGATTCTATTTCTAAACTACGCAAATGTGCATTAACATCTCCGTTGATATAACCATGCGCTCCAGGATAGTCGTCTGGTCTACTAGTTACTAGTACATTCACTCTTTTAGGCAACGGACGCGGCATACCAGGATCTTCCCAAGTAGTAGATCCCATTACTACAATGTGTCCTGCTGTGTTCTCTTTAAACCATTTAAGATCTGTACTGTTGTTGGGCCAAGGAAGTGTTCCTTTTCTACTTACACCACCATAGTCGTCACACGCTAAAATTGCCTTAATCATGTTATGTCCTTAATTGGAATAATTCCATACTTTTCTAATTTGTTAGGTTCGCCTTCGTACTTAGCAGCATCCTCTGGCGGAGTTCCCATTTCAGTAATCACCGGCCATTCGTACCCATACTTTTTATTAATATTAAACCATTTGTCATGTTCTTCAGTTGTAGTAAATGCATTATCTGCCATTATTGCGCCAGGACCACATTCCGGCTCACATACTCCGCAATCAATACATTCGTCTGGATTAATTACTAAGAAGTTTTCACCTTCATAAAAACAATCAACTGGGCACACTTCTACACAGTCCATGTTTTTACACATAATACAATTGTCAGTTACGAGATACGTCAATTCAATACTCCGCTTGTTGCGAACATTATTAATAATACTACAGCAGAAACTATACCAACCAATGTCATTTGTCTAGTTTTTTTCTTGCCTGCTATTAGTCCTAGTTGTTTTAAGTCTTTTTTTATTGTATTCATATTCTTGCAAGTCTAATTAGCGTTGCCGCTAAGTTAATCTCCGGATCAGCAACCAATGCATGATCAACTAACCCTTGTTTAATAATTAGCACAGCTGAGTCTTGTTGTTCTTCATTTCCGAACAATTCAATATTGTCATACAGCCAACGATAGATCTCATCCATTTCTTCTGGCAACACTTGGCTACAAATAAGTTTACGTGCTTCTGTAATTTTGCCTGCTTTAAACAAGTCAACCATTTTAAGTTTGTAGTCATCTGTATTAGCGTCGGCATTTTTGCTAACTAGAGTGCCTGTTTGTGCTTCTAGCTGTACTGTGTTAATACACTTGCGCAAGTCTGGATAATACGCTTTAACATATGTATCTAAGGTGTCTAGCTCAAACTGTACACCCTCTGTAAGCAAGATCTCTGCCATACGTGCTGTAAACTCTACCTGATCAATCTTTGCAATGTGCATGTGCTGACAACGACTGTGTATAGCTGGCATAATCTTGTTGGGATAGTTGCATGTTAGAATAAAGCGTACACTGTGACTGTAGTCTTCCATCAAGTTACGTAGTGCAGGCTGCACACTGTTGATATTCATGTAGTCTGCTTCGTCAATCAACACAACTTTAAAATCACCAAACGGCATAGTCTGACAGAATGTAATAAGTTTGTCAACCCATTCAATCTTACGTGCTTCCTTAGATCCGTTGGCAATCAGTACATCAGTGTCTTGCACATCTAGTTGATTGATAAGAATCTTAGCAATAGTAGTTTTACCCAGTCCGGCACTACCACTTAGTAGAATGTGCGGGATACTTCCACTATCAATCCAGCCTTTGATCTGTTCACGTTGATTGTCATCGCGGAACACATAACCATCTACACTTTTAGGACGATATTTCTCTACCCATAATTCTTTCATTCGCTTGCCTCTGTTATCATTTTAATATTATTACTAATTGTAGCATCAAACTCCTCATCAGTCAAGTCAAAACGTAATCCTTCTGACAATGCTCTACTAAAGCTCGCACTTACATCATCATTAAGACCTAGCCTATTACATGCTTCTGCTGTGCTGTATCCGCCACTTAGAAACACAACACGTTCTACATTAGGAAACACTGTAAGATTATGATATAGGTTTGGCTTTTCAGGTGGTGTTAGTTTGAGAATACATTTACCTGGATACTCATCTAAGAACTCTTGCAAGTGATACATAAGAGCATCTTCGACTTCGCCTTTGATAGGATGGTCAATGGGTACTTCAGGTTCAATGATTGGCACAAGCCCGTAATCCCAAATAGTACGAGCAAGTGTAAATTGTTGTTTAAGAACAGGATGAATCATACCTGTACCATGTACAATGCTACGCATCTTAGTGCCGTAGATTCGAGGACCAATACCATTTGTAGCAAACTCTAACATCTGTTTTACTGGAAACTGTTTGAGTGTCCCGTCAGCATCACAGCCACTGTCAATCTTTAGGAACGTGTCAATGCCTTTTTCATCCAAGATGTTAACCATGCCACGTGTAACTGTGTCTTGGTAGAGGATTGCTCCCCAGATGTTTTTGTCGTTGAAGTCAGGACTGTTGACCATTCTAAGACGCATAGCATGAACTTTCTCCATCTTGTCTGCTTCTGTGTACGCTTGTCCGTAGCGTTCTAGTACGCCACCTGTTGAACCACCACTGTGATCCATTGCTGCAATAAATCTATGATCACTCATATGTTTCACCTGTTTCACGGAAGAAGTTTTCACTCCAAAATGCTTTGTCGTCAATCCACACATCGTAGTTTTCTTTTTCACCTACGCTTAGTTCGTGATGCTTTGCACCCCAATCCATCAGTTGTTTGTATGTAAGTTCATAATAGTTTACACCGCTTACACAGCCACGTGCTGTCATATATTTTATTGTGTGTCCTGCATCGTACAATGCGTTTACTCGTGCAATACGCTCTGGCATTGGAATATGATTAGCATAGTCTTTTTTACCACTGCCATCCATAAAGTAAACTTCTTGACAAATAGTGCCGTCGATATCAATAACGTATTTCATTAAAAGTCCTTTATATTTTTAAATTTTTTCATTCTGGTACTTGCATACCTTTTTTGGTAAAACTTTTTGCTCGACGAATAATTTCTTTTTCACATAAGCGACTATTGCTTAAATGATGCTTCCACTTTTTATATAGTTTAGCATAACTATTATTCTTTCTTGTCATTTCATTTACCAGCTTTAGCATCTTTTTCTGCTTTAGACAGTTTGTTATTCCATTGATTGTTACTAATACCGAGTTCACTGGGCATAGCCTTAGTTTCACCTTTAGTAACTTTACCACCCTTAGCAAGGAACTCTGCCTTCATTCGTTCAAGTTCTTCATCTTTTTTATTTGGACTATGATTCATTGACATCGATTAGTGTACTCCATTTTTTTAGTTTATCTTCTTTTACACTGCTACGTGCATAAATGTGTTTCCAATCTAAGATGCCATATTCTGTCATTAGATTAATCATACAATAAACATCACCTACTTCTTCAAGAAGTTTAATGCGCTGTTCTTCTGTTATTTCTTCTTTGTACTCAAACTTGCGCATTATCTTTGAACAGCGTTGCGTTAGTTCGCCGCACTCTTCCATAGTAATACACATCAACTGTTGTAATGTGTTTATAGGACTATCATTCATTTTGAGTTAGCATCCTCTATAATTTGTTCTAGTTTTGCTATCCAAGCAGGCGAAATTTGTATTTGATCCAGTACTTCATCTAACTCAGCTAAACTATGCTTGTTAAGTTTGGCATTTGTTGGTTTAATTGTAAGTCTATCTTTCATATTCTTGCTTATGCCTCCATTGACAGTATGCTTCCCAACCGTATTCATACATAGCGTATGCTACAACAAAGCCAACCCAGGGAATATTAAACGCAGTAGTCACCATTACATCTGCTGCTAAAAATGCTGCAGGATAATCATACCACCGTATCAACGCTGTATTCCTAACTCTTTGTATACCATTTGTACACCTTTTGCTTGGAAGTAAGCATCTGCTAGTGCGTTGTGCAGATCACTTTGCATTGCTTTGCGTGGATCTACTTTTGCCATGCTGAACAATGTTCTACTATCTCGCACTTGCCAAAACTGCCATGGAATAGGTTTACCACGTTGCCGCAACATATCTTCAATAATAGTAATATCAAAACCATAGCCGTGTCCCCACAGCACATCGACACCTACCATCCACTTAGGCAAACTATCTAAGAACACATCCATGTGTTCACGTCCTTCAGTACTAAATGCTTCTTCTTGTACTTTAGGATCCTGCTTGCTCCACCAGGCAATAGTATCGTCACTAACATCTCTGTCCTGTGAGTCTAGATCTAGTTTGTAGTAAAATTCACTGTGCGGTTCGCTGTTGTCTAAAGGATTAAATTTTACACCCCCTACTGTTAGCACTGCTGTTCGAGGAGTAGTATGTAGTGTTTCTAAATCAATCATTGCGTGTACAGGCATTAGAGTTCCTTAATAGTTTATATTATTAAAGTAACACATTTTGATGTCATTGTCAACAGTTATCTAAACATAAAAGTATAATTTATTCTTTTATTTTCGTAACCCGGAAGTGTTTCTACGGGTTGTGACTTATGATAAAATAGTGAATTAAATATTACAGCTCTGTTGTATCCATAATTAATTCTAACAGGTTCTTTTCCTGTAGACTTTAAAAATTCTCTTACTTCATCAGGTTTAAAGTTCTTTTCGTAATAGTCCCAGTCCGCAGGCGGCGCCGTGTCCCAAATATATAATCCGTTTGTTTCAGTATCATGTTTTACTGATTCATTAGGAGTTGCCCAAAAATTTAAGTTAGCTGAATTTTTTGTAGGTCCTGGATCAGCATGAATATCTACTCCGTATGAAGTTTGATTATAAATGAATGCCCATGCTCTTTCTATATCTAGCTGACTTAGAAATGGAAGTTTTTCTTTTGTTTCTTTAACAATATTTGAGAGCACCGGAAACCAAAGCTCGTTTGGTGTAAAATTAATTGCTGCATAATCTGTATAGTAATCATGTCGCATATTAAAATATAAAACAAAATCTCTTAATCTTAAAATGTACTCTTCATTTAAAAAATTATCTATTACAACATAACCAAGAGTGTTATATGTGTTATTCAGCATACTCCAATCTAGATTATGATTTAAAACATTGCCGTCAATTAAACTACGATTACCTAGTTCTTCCTTAGTTATAAAAACATTGTTTTTTACTAGAAAGTCTAGGTAATCTTTACTATCGTTATATGAATTGTGCAAGTTCAGGAGCCTTCCAGCCTTCAGGCTTTAGTACTTTACCGTCTTCACGCTTACGTACTTTGCCTGTGTCTGGATCAATCTTAGCAAAGTTTGTATCCATTACTTCTTTCCAGGCTGCTTCTCCGTCCCAGCCAGCGGCACGTACTGCACCCATAGTAACAACTAATATGTCGATGAGTGCGTCGAGCTGTTCGACTTTGTCATCTGCTGCTACTGCTTCTACAAGCTCACCTACTTCTTCGTCAATAAGACTTAGATACATTTTGTAGTTTGCTTCACTTGCTGGTTGGTCACACGCTGTACCGAAGCGTTCAATATCTTCAAATGGGTTTGTCATTATTACCTCTTTATGCTGTAACAAATGATGAAGGATCAATTGTTGCATGTTCACCGTCTGCATATTCTGCACCGAATTGAACTCCGTCGGGCTTTTTATCTGAAAATGCTAGTACACAGTCAGAATCTATCATGCGCAATTCTGTTTCACCATTGCCTTCGTCAATTTTAATACTACGAGTCCAACGACCATGTTCAATAAGTATCCAATCACCTACTTTATATGTCTCGGTGTTGTTGGGGCCTTTTGAATGTACTCTTCCCCAACGAGGATAAATTCCTCTTGTTTCTCCGTCATCGCTTCTTAGAATCAACCCACTTTTTGTAGTCTGTTCTCCAAAGTACATGTCGGAAACTAAAACTCTATCATTAATCGGTTTTAGTGTTCCGTGTATTGTATCTAAATTTATAGCCATTAATCACCTTTTTTTGTAAAATTGCCGTCTTCGTCTTCTAACCATTCTTCTTCATATTCGTCGAGCATTTCCAACTCTGTTTCTGTTAGAGATTCTGCAATATCATCAACTGGAGTAGTACTTGTTTTAGTTTTTACAAGTTGTCCTCTTTCATCTTTTGCATATTTTTGATAATGATCTTTTACAATATCTTCTCTTTTTCTTTTAATTTTTCCACCTGGTCCTAATTCGTCGCCACGTGCATTTACTTTTGCATTACCGATCGCAGGAACAAGTTCATTCTTCTTACGTAACAAATCCATGTCGACAACTTTGCCTCTCATAGATCTATGTACAATTTGTTTTCTAGCCATGTTATTCTCCTTATACTCTACTTATCTCAGGAACTCTTGCCAATCCAGGCCATATTGGATTGAATTAATTCTGTGTACACCTATCAAGTATAGCACATAACT